TCAGAACAACGGCTCCATCGACGCGGTCGGGGCCGCCTTCGGCTGCGACGTGGTGCTCTTCACGATCTCAGCCGGCGGTTCCGGTTGCGCCGGATGGTCGCGCAGATCGCGGTCGATCCACGCCATGACGAGCGCTGCGAGCCGGTTCACCTCGGCATCGGTGAGAGCGCGGCCCCTGGGGATGCGGTGCCAGCGCATGATGCAGCCGCGGCAGCAGGTGGCCGTCGCATGCTGCGCCGTGAACACCGGATGACCTTTCCACGGCGTCTGTTTGCCGTCCTTGATCGGCTGGGCGCCCCCGACGCGGGTACGCAGCATCTCATGGGCGTGGCGGTCGATCGTCGCTCTGCCCTTCGCGCGCGCATAGGTGCGGTCGGCGTCCGACAGCCGGAACTTCGCACGAAACGGCGAGCCGGACAGCCGTTGCAGCGTCCACATGATCCATTGCGGCTCCCCGACGGGTTCGGGTGTCGTCCCCTCGACCGGCATGTCATGTCCCATAGGTCCTCAAGCGTAGTCGTTTCGCTGTGGCGGGCAACCCGCTGCGGCGAATCTTCACGCAAATCGGACGAGACTCAGGTCAGTCGACGAGGCAGTGGACGTTTTCGTCGCCAACGGGCGGCATTCCGCCGTTGCCGCCCGCGGAGCCCGGAATCAGCTTCCCGGGGCGGTGCATTCATCACCGCAATCGGCATGGCCGTGACCAATCCCTGTCTGCGCGACTGCGGACACACGGCCGCCGTCTCGTCGAAGCAGCAGCGGCTTGACGTCAATTCCCGCCGAATCCGCCGACGCCGCCGCAGCGCGGGTGTTCGTCGAATATGCCCTTCTGCGCGACGAGCGAATCCACGACTGTGACTGCCGTAGCCGCACTGCTCTGATCCGGCAAACGGGCATATAGGTCATTTTGTGTTGATTTAGAGTTCTAGTCGGTGGTGTCTGGATATCGGGTGGCGATGTGGAATTCGTTCCAGTCGATGCCAGTGCCGAGGGTGGGTTGGCTGGTGACCGTCCCCGTCCCCACGAGAGCACTCGCCAAACTGTCTCCAGCGCCGTATCTGCGATTTTGGGGTGGATGTCCTCGCAAACCCCGTCACTGAAAGCCCCAATCTGTGCGGTTTACGCGCAAAACCGATAAGAACCGCACAGATCATCGGAAACTCTCCAAGGACACCCACCCCAAAATCGCAAATGCACTCAAGCCTCCGCGCAAACAGCCAACTCAACCAGCAGCAACGGCAACCCTTCTCGGCAAGCCCGTATACCTCCATGAGTCAGAACACGCACCACGGTTCGGCGGATTCCCAGATGCAACCGTTTTGCCGCGGCGGCCCACCCACCGCGGCGAATTTTCAGGGAAATCGGACGGTTTGCAGGTCAGTCAACGAGGTAGTAGACGTTTTCGTCGGCGGGAGGCGGCGGCCGCAGTGCTTCCGGACGATGCAGGAACGGCGTATCCGGATCCGGCGGCGTCACCCCGTAGAAGGCGTACTGGTCGTATTCGTCATGCTGCAGAAAATCAAGGCCCTTCGCGTAATAGGTCAGAGTAAGCGACTGCCGGATGTCGGAACCGTAGGCGTAGTCGCCGGACAGACAGGCCTCGCCTTGGTTCTCCCCGGCGCGATCGTTCATGCAGTAGGTGTCCGATTCCGGCGCCTTCAATTCCAGCGCATGATCCTTCACCGTGCCTTCCGGGAACCACGTTGCCCTCACCGACGACTGGACGGTGAGCGTCGTCGACATCGCGTCATGCTTCACATAGCCGCTGCGCGGACCGGTTACCGTGCCGTCATCGTCCAACGTCAGGCAGTCACCGGTTTTCTTCTGACAGTACCTGCCGGCGATCGGAGTGAAATCGCCGCGTTTGGCCGCGGATCGGATCTGCGCGATCGTCATGTCGGCGGCCTTCTGCTTCGCTGGCGCCTTCGTCGCCACGTCGCAGCCCTGCTCATCGCAGACCGCTTCACCCTCACCCATCGCCGTCCAATCGAAAGGTGACGACTGCACGAGGTAATACGCGGATTCGGCGCTCGGAGCCGGAGCGAACTTCATCTTCGGAGAGCCGGATTCAGTCGGGATGAACGGATTGACCGCCGCCGTCCCACCATCCGTGGAGAGGACGCTCACTTCGCGGTCGTCGGCATCATAGAGCTGCGGGTCGCGAATCAGCAGATACGGCCGGTCGGCATCCGCCTCCTCCGCCTTCTCGTCGGATTGCACGAAATACCCGCTTCGACTCACACTCGCGATGTCGGCGTCCACCGGCACAACGATCAGATAATCGCTCATGCGATACACCAGTCCGCTGTCCTCGTGTCGCCGGCCGTCGTCATCCGACTCCTCCCAGTTCTTCGGGGTGCCGTGGTCGCAATACCAGCCGACGCCGTTCCTTGGCTGCGTGCCGCACAGCGCGAGCTGGTTCGTGTCGTAGATGTCCAGGACGCCGGTGGTTCCGGTGCCGAGCTGGTGTCTGAACGCCCCTTCCGGCTTGTCCACGTCATAGTCGGGCATATAGTGCACCCTGGGGAGGTTGTCCAGTCGTTCTGCGCCGACGTGTTCGCCGTCCCGTTTCATCTGCAGGTAGCGCACCGGCTGTGTTCCCTCATCGATGGAATCCGTTGGCGCCAGTTCGACGCAATCGCCGGCGTCGGTGCACCATTGCCCTATCAGCGTGGACAAATCGGACGGTGTCTTGCCGTGATACAGCTCGCTCTCCTCGACGCCGTCGGCGGTGATCATCATCGACGCACGCAGATCCTTCGCGTTCGCCCCGATGTACATCGTCGCCCGGGAGGCCGCCGACTCCTTGCCGATCTGCGGTTCGGTGCGCACCACCTTGCCGATCATGTCGCGGTCGGCGGGCACTAGTTTCGTCCCGACTTCGAATCCACGCGATCTGAGCAGACCCTCGGCTTCGGCTTGCGCCATGCCATAGACCTCCACCGGCACGCCATCGCCTTTGACCCCGACGACGAACTTGATGCCATCGAGCGAATCGGGGCCGGGCTCACCCCCGCTTGTTCCCGTATCCGTTCCATCCGCTTCGCCGGTATCCGTCTTCGTCGCAGGCGTCTTCGCGGTGTCGTCCCGCTTTTCCAACTCATGTCCGTCCTGCGGGAACGTGACGACGACTTTGCCCGGATCGTCCGACACCATCGTGTACTTCGTGACAGGCACGCCCATATCGGACAGGATCTTCGTCGCCGTCCCCTCGTCTTCACCGACGGTCCCTTCCGGCACGCCGGGCCCGAGCGATTCGACGACGGTGATTTCCTGAGTGCGTTCGACCCGCTCGCCTTCTTGTACGCCGTCAAGCCTCAGATACGCGCCACGCTTCTCCTTGCTGAATTCCTGACGTTTCTTCGCGTTGAAACGATCACCTTGCAATCGGGCGAGCACATCGTCTGCCGACAGGATCTCGTCATCCGCGCTGAAATACGGCACCGCATGGCTTCCCCACAGATGCAGGTTATAGGTGACGGCGCATCCGGTGACCACGAGCAGCGCAAAGACAACCATCGCGATGATCGTCAGCGGCAATTTGCGTGGATTGCGGGCCGAAGCCTTCATATGATCGCCGGAAGGCGGGCAAGGTGGTGGCGGCGCCCCCATTCCGGTCGGCGGTGGCACCGACGGCAACGGCACTGCGGGAATTGGCGGCATCGCTCCCTTCGCAACGGTCGTTACATCAACGGAATCCATAGCCGCCCGCAATTTGCCACCGCAGTTACGGCAGAATTCAGCGTCCGGAGCACGATACGCCCCGCAGCGCGAACATGTCTCCGACGTTTTCTCTTCTCTCATCGGGGTCTCCTCCTCTGCCCGAGCGTTCTGATCTTACCGGCGACTTCGTCTTGCTGTCCTCTTTGTTACCCAGATTGCGTATGCGTACAAAAGCATCCTGGAGCCGTATCTGCGATTTTGGAGTGGATGTCCTTGCGCACCCCCCTCGCTGAAAGCACCGATCCGTGCGATTTACGCACAAAAACGATAAGAACCGCACGGGTCAATGACCGCTCTCCGAAAACACCCACCCCAAAATCGCAGATACGACCCGAACCTCCACTTTCCCAAAGGGCCGGCGACGACGGGCATGGGCATGACGGCGGGGCCGGTGTCCGGGATGATGTCCCCGAAGACCGGCCCCGCCGTCATGCGCGTCCGTACGTCCGCGCCCTACGCCATCGGAACGCCTTCAGCATCGGTTCACACGACGCCGGGCCACCAGCAGCGTCACGCCGGCTCCGGAGACGGCGAGCGCGAGCGCCACGACGGCCACGACCGGCGAACCGGTGGTGGACAGCGGAGTCCGCGTCGCACCGTCGTTTCCCGCGGAGCCGGCCGCATCGGTCCCGGCCGAGCCGTCGGAGCCCGTCTTATCGGAGGAGAGCGGTTCGTCAGACGTTGCAGCGCCTCCGTTCCCGTTGCCGTTCGTGTCCTTGGCGGGTGCATCGTCCATCCCGCCCGTCGGCCCGTCGCCGGGCGCCTGCTCCGTGGTCGCCGGCGTCAACGCGTCGTAGGCCGCATCGAGCGCGTCCTTCGCCGCGGTCACCAACGGCTGCTGTTCGGCGCTGAACGTCGTGTTGTCCACGAGCGCCTGCGCTGTGAGCAATGCGTCGGCGAGCGCGGCCACCGACTCCTCGGTGTAGGAGGGGTTCGCCCCGTCGGCCGCGTCCACGACCTGCCTGGCCTTCGCGATCGGTCCGGCGAGCGCGCTGACGTCAAGCGCGCCGCCGCTCGCGTACATCGGCGTGTAGCCGTCGATCGTGCGCGCCGCGAGCGCATCGTACATCTTCGAATACAGTCTCGCCTGGAAGTTCGTGATGCGGAAGCCGGCGTTCTTGAGGTTCATCGTGCGCGTCTCGAGATTGTCGGGATCGTAGAGGCCTTCGCCGAACGCCCAGTCCTTCGTGATCTGCGGCGTCGCGCCGCCGCCGGTGCCGGATGTGTCGAGCGCCGATCCGGTCGCGTAGTCGAAGGGTGTGCCGTCCTTGCCGTTCCATGCGGTGATGATCAGGCTCGTCGAACGGAAAGCGTCACGTCCGACGCCCATGTAGTTGTATCCTTTGATCTCCTTGCCGGAGCTGACCGTGTCGCCGTTCGCGTCCACCGAGTAGATCGGATTGCCGTCCGCGTCGAGCGGATATCCGTCCTGTCCCCACAGGTTCGCGGTGACGGCCGCGAGGCCGTCACGGTCGGTGTAGCTGCCGATGCGCGATTCGCGGTACCACGGGTCGCCGGTCGTGGCGGTCGGATGGATGAGCAGTTCGGCGCCGCTCGCCGCATAGTAGCGGCCGAGTTCGGGATAGAAATGGCCGTCGCGGCAGATGTTGACGCCGGCTTTGAGCGCAACGCCGTCGGAACCGGTGAATTCCGGCATCTCGAAGATGAGCGGCGTGTTCCCCGGCACCGACCAGACCTTCTCCTCCTGTCCGGCGCGGTGCATCTTCTGGAACGATTCGGTGTGGCCGTCCGGGAAGGCGACGGCGGCCGAATTGTAGACCTTCCTCACGCCGTCGGCGTCGACGATCGGGCCGCCGTCGGGCATTTCCGGCAGGCCGAACACGATGTACATGCCGAGCCGCTTCGCCGTGTCCGCCATCGTCCTGACCGACGCGCCGCGCGTGTCGTCGCCGTCGGCGCCCTTGACCTTTTCGGCGAGCAGCACCTGCATGTAGTCGTCGCTCGCCGCCAGCGCACGGTTGACGTCGGCGTTCACGCTGTGCGCGTCCGCGTCGCCCTTCGGATCGGTGCTGTCGTAGCCGGTGAGCACGGTCTCCGGGAACACGAGCAGGTCGACGTCGTCGGCCGCGGCCTGTTCGGCGTATCGGACCATCATGTCGACGTTCGCCTGCTTGTCCGCCCACACGCCGGCGACGTTGGCGACGGCGACGCGCGGACCGTCCTCGGAACCGTAGTAGTTGCTCAGCGACGCGCCCGATTCCTGCTTGTCCGCGAGTTCGGCGTACCACTTGGCGTAGTAGTCGGGATGGAAATCGTTGGCGACGCGCGTCGTCGACGGATAGCTCACCCGCAGGTCCTTCGAGTTCGCCAATGCGCCTTCCGTGCCGACGATGAGAGAGCCGTCGGCGTTCTGTCCGGCGGAGTAGTCGGCGGAACCGCTCACGATGACGCTGCCGCCGGGGAAATCGTAGGGCTGCTTGCCGTCGCCGTCCGGGCAGCCGTCGGCGCCGACGAAATCGGCGGAGGCGATGACGAGGCCGTCGCGCGACGCAATCGATTCGAGACGGTTGCGGTAATACCATTCCCATCCCTTGCCGTCCTTGACGCCGTCGCTGTCGATGTCGCGGTAGCTGCGGGAGGTAGCGGTCGGATTGATGAGGATGCCCGCGCCCTGCGCGGCGTAGTAGCGTTCAATCTCCGGATTTGCATAGGTGTCGTAGCAGATGCTCAAGCCCGCCAGACCCCATTCGGTCTGCAGCAGCACCGGCGTCGTGCCGGGCGTCGCCCACGAGCCCTCCACCGGGGCGATCTTCTGGTAGCTGACGACCTTGCCGTCCGGGGACGCGGCGAACGCGGAGTTGTACGCGTGGTCGGCGTCCCCCGGGATGCGCTCCGACGTGCCGAAGACGACCCACATGCCGTATGCGGCGGCCTTGTCGGCGAGTTCGCGGGTGATCGGGCTGGAGATCGTCTCGGCCTGGGACACGGCCATCCTATACGCGGCGGAGTCGGGGTCGCTTGACGAGACGTAGCCGGTGAGCGCCATCTCCGGGAACACGATCATCCTGACGCCGGCGGCGTGCGCCTCGTCGATGTACTTGAGCATGCTCGCCTTGTTCGCTTCCTTGTCTCCCCATACCGGGTGGAAGTTGACGACGCTCAGCGCGCCTGCGGGGATGACGCCGTTCGTCACGACGTCCGGCGCCGTGGCCGCGGCCGCGCTGTAGGTGGTGTCGGCGAACGCGGCGTGGGCGCCGAACGCGCCGAGCGACGCGCACATCGCCAACGCGCCGACGCCCGCCGTCACGCGCCGCCATATCGGCACGCGACGGTCGCCGCCGTTGGAATGCATTGGAATCGCGAACCTGCCATGCACAAGCATATGGTTGCCTCTCTCTTCACGTCCGCACCGAAACGACTTCACTCAACGAACCCCATCTACGAAGTGCCGGGAACGGCCATGAGGTGAGCTGCGGACAGCAACCACACTAAAAACGCCGGGTTTCGTACAGCCGAACATCAGGTTTCCGGCGCGCTCCCCCGCGATTACGAAACGATTTCGGCGCATGCCAACTATTTGCCGGAGCACATCGTTCGGAAACATCGGTGCTGGTATCGCGCGCGGCCGCGCGACGGAACATGGCACGCCGCGGGAAACGGTGTATCGTTGAGCGCAGATGCGCATCCGGCGTGTTCAACGGCCGCGAGAAAGGATCGATATGACGCAACTGACGGATATGCTCGACGCATTCAAGAAGGACGACTGCCTGACGTCGCTGTCGTACGCGGGCGCACGCGCATGGGACCTCGTCAATCTCGACATCTCAATCAAAGCCTATGACGGCGGCGGCACGATCGTCTTCACGCAGAAGGGCGACGAGATGCCTGACGCCGACGTGCAGGCGCTGCTCGAACGCGAGGTCCCCTACCTCGTCATGTTCGTCTCGAAGCCGTGGCTCAAGGCGTACATGCGCACACGCTACGCGAGCGATGCGAGCGTCTTCCGCTGGGACGTCGTCGGCCCCGACGGCGGCGACATCAAGGACGAGGCCGTGCAGCGCGCAGCCGCCGTCACGTTGCCCGGACTGCTCTACGCGACGTTCGGCTATTCGCCGCAGTACTACGAGAAGAACGGCTACCAGATCTGACCGGTGGCGCGCATACGTGCGCGCATCGCGCCACGGCTCGCCGCCGCGCGAAGGTCACGCGATTCGCAGATGTCACACGACGGGGGACACGCCGCGTGGCGTCTGCGAATCGCGTGACCTTCGCGAATACGGAGATAGCGCGCTCTTCGAATTCCTGTTCAACATACGTGACCGCGCCCCACATCGCGGGCGGCGTCACGGAACACCAACCGACCAATCGACCATCATCGAGGTGACCATGGGATTATTCAACGCATTCGCCGGCAACCTGCAGCAGGTCAGCAACGACCAGCTCATGCAGCAGTACGGGCCGTTCCTGTTCAACGGCGAGCAGATCACGAACGGGTATCAGCTGATCCGTGACGCCGTCGTGTTCACGAACATGCGCATCATCTTCATCGACAAGCAGGGCGCGACCGGCGCGAAGGCGCGTTACAAGACGATCCATCTCGACGCGATCGTCGACGTCGAGGTGGAGACGGCCGGCGCGATCGCCGACGACAGCGAGATCAACATCACGTATCTCAAGGACGTCTATCAGCGCAAGACCGGTACGGAGACGCTCGACGAGATCACGCTCGAGTTCCCGCGCAAGTTCGACATCGCGCCGATCTACCGCTATCTGGGCGAACTGGCGATGGCGAACCGGCAGCGCATCAACGCGAAGTGAATAAAGCCGCGTCGCACGGCGCGGACGGCACGAACCGTTGCGAATACATGAAAACCCGCCATTACTGGCGGGTTTTCATCCGTGGAGCCGCGGGGGTACCACAGTAATATACTGTAAGCTCATGCAATCATTGATATCCAAGGTACACGAAGATTGTCTTGTACCATAATTTGTGCCATTTTCTTTGTCTCACTATCTGCCCCATACCCCGACAACGCACACACGGGGATGGCGGTGAAGTCACATCGGCAGTAGCCCCGTCTCGATGAGTTCGAGCGTGGTGAGCAAATCACCGTTGATCTGACGCATGCGGTCGTCGGAGCGCATCTCGTCGAGCGTCCACCATGTGCAGGTGCGGCCGTCGATGTCGAACTCGAGGTGGACAACATTGTAGAAATCGCGGTCGTACTGCCAGTCCTCGATGTCGATGAGGTAGTGGTTGTGGACGCTCTCAAGCGGATAGTCGGCATCCTGATCGATGTCGTAGATGCCGAGCGTGTAGACGTAGTGGCGGATCGCGTCATCGTGTTCCGGACACGGTTTGCGGCTCTCGACCATGAGGCTGACAGTGACGTCGAACAGGCGCGGCGGCAGCCAATAGGCACATGCCAGTTGGCGCAGGCAGCCATCGACATCGTGTAAGGCATGGACGGTCCTGCTCGGCAATAGCCAACAGTCCCAGTCATCGTCCCAGTAGAGCAGGTACCGGCCGTCGTTGCGGATGACGGCGATTGCGCTTTCGATTGTCCTCATGATCCTATTCTCCCACAACGCAAAAAGCCCCGCTCCCCCATCATACGTGTCATACGTGATGGAGAAGCGGGGCTTTTCTCAGAATTTCCCGGGAAATTCTGACTACTCATGTGGCATGTCGGAGCGGTCGGCGATCGCGGCCAGGCTGGAGCCGTCGTCTGCTTCGGGGATGCCGGCGATGCTCGTCAGGAGGCTGAGCACACCGCCCATGAGAGAGATAGACAGGACATTGGCCCAGTCGGCCTGCATGAGCCCGATCGCACCCGTGCCCAGCACGCCGATCGCGGCCTGCGCCGCAGTCTTCGCCGCGCGGATGAATGCAGCGCGCATCCATACGCGCATTGGGCTGGCCGATGGCTCACGGACTGGCACGCTGTCCGGCAGTGGCTGGTCCGCGTCGTCGTGCATGCGGTCGAGGTCGTCATCGGTCAGATGTTCGTCGATCATGTTTTACCATCCCATCTTGCGGTTGACGATGGCCTGTACGGCCGCATAGTTGGCTCCGAGGCGGCGCTGGCGTTCCGCGCCGTTGCCGTAGTCGCCACGGATGACCGCGTCCGCCAGCGCATTGAGATCCACGTTGGCGCTTGGCGTGGAGACGCCCAGAAGCGCGTTGACGCGGTTCTGCACGGCCTGCGCGTCATATCCGGCCGCGCGCAGGCGATTCATGCGGTCGTCGCCGTTGCCCCACTGGCCGGCGATGACCTCGCGCACGACGGTCTCGACGCTCTTCTTCGCCGGCGCGGACGGCTTGGCCGCGGGCTTTGCCGTTGCGGACGGCTTGCTCCCGGTCATCTTGTCGTACCATTCCTGGGCGCGGTGCATGTAGGCGTCGCGCTGGGACCCGGCGATCGACGCGGGGCATTCGGTCGCGGAGAAGTCCTTGTGGAAGAACACGTTCTTGCCGTACTGCGGGCGGCCAAGGCCATAGTATTTGCAGACGGCCGCGGTCAGGTGCGCGCCGTTGTCGAGGGTGGCGTCGCTGATCTTCCACGGGTTCGTCGAGATGTCGGCATGCTCGATGCCGATGGACGTGCAGTTGGCCTGATAATTGCCGGCATGCCATGCGGTGTCACCGTCCCAGACGATCTGCGTGATGACGCCGTTCGCGTCGACCTGATAATGAGCGGACGCCTCGCGCGTCTGCCACACCCTGTAACAGCCCTCACCGGACAAATTACCGCCGTTGTGATGCAGGATGACCTTGTCGATCTTGCAGCCGTCGCGCCCTCCGGTGAAATGCCTGTCGAGAATGAGGTCGAGGTCGGCCTCGAGCGTATCCCAATTCTTCATGGGTGTTTTCCTTTCTGATATGGAAAGTGGTCGCGGCGGGATTGCCACGGCCCCATGGGTTGTGTCTGATTAATGAGTGGGTGGGTAGTTTTTCATCCGCTTCAAGTCGTGGATGATGCGGCTGCCTGCCCCATTGCCTCCGAGGGTGTGGTAGGAGTCGTAGATCTCCTGCGCCTCCTCGAGGTCGTCGAGTGGCACCCATCCGCGTGCCACGGAGTCACGGTGCACAGTTTTGAGCATCGACAGGGCGCTGTGCCTCGAGATGCAGTTGCGTGCCTTGACCTCGGGGGTCTCCTCGCGTCTGCGTGTGGCCTGCACCCAGTCGAGCACATGCTGGACGATGACGGTGATCGTACCCGACCCGAGCACACAGCTGACTATCGTGACCCAGTCCCCTGCGGTGAGCGTCATCGTCCAATCCTTCTCTTAGGCGTAGGTGTCTCCGTTGAAATAGGCGGGAGTGGTCCCGCGATTGTCGTAGGTATCGGCCAGTTCGAGTTGCGGGTTGTACACGGCGAGCTGTGCGGGTTCGCTGTCACCGCGCGGGCCGCGGAAGCGGATGCGCAGCACGCCATCGGCCGGTGCGGTGAACCGGAACAGTTGCGCGCGCTGTGCTGGACGTCCGGGCGGCAGCGCCGCGAACGATATCCCGTCCGATCCGATGATCTGCACAACCTCACCGCGTGACGTGTCGGAGCCGACATATCCCAGTTCGCACGCGAACACCATTGGTTTGCCGGCGCACTCGGATACGTCCAATATCCATTCGACGTATGATCCGCTGCTGCCCGGCTTCGAGGTGGCGCACCAGCCGGTACGTCCGGCCCATCCCCATACGAGGCTATTGTCGGCGACGTCGATCACACTGTTGGGCTTCGCCCCATTGCCCTTGCAGGCAGCGTTCAAAAACCAGTTTTTGCGAATCATGCCGCCACCACCCATGCAGAGAGGGCGGTTACGGGATTAGGACTGGCGGCCCGCTTTGCGCGTCCTTGGGCGGCGCGAACCACGGCATCGTCAGGACACCGTTTTCGAGCAGTTGTTTGACCGTCGCCCAGTCCTGCTCGCCGAATACGGCGCAACCCTCCAATGTGACCCATCCACATTCGCGGAATATCCACAGCTCGTGCGCGCCGGCCGCTACCGAGATACGGCCGGCGACCCATCCCATTCGATCCGTGAGCGCCGCTCCCTCGGTCGTGTCCGTACTCGATATGCGTTGAGTGGTGGCGTTGCGCGGTAAGCATAGCTTGTCCGGCGCGTCGCATGAGTAGACGCAGACGAGTACATCCCCCACCTTGCTTGGCGAATAGCCCATGTCGAACTTGAACGTTCCCTCGAAGTGGCCGCCCGGTGGTGTCCGGTACGACCATTTGCCCATATCCGTATCCTGCGTCTTCTCCACATTCCACGTATAGGTCGCAAGCTTCTCGCCGTACGGCGTCGCGCACAGATTCCTGATCTCCACGCTCATGCGCACACCCCCAGACGAGGACATGCACAGCGGAATGCGGGCGCAGAGCTAAGAGGAGGTACCCCCCCCCCCGTGATAGCAGCGTCGCCATCGAACCATGCGATGCACTGCTTGATCATGGCGTCGTAGTCGCCGGCGGTCATGAGCAGCACCTGCCGGTAGCGCGCCTTCTGTCCGTCGGCCATTGGCGCGTAGAGGCGCATCGTGACCTGCTGTGCAGTAGGCAGAATGAAACGTGCCGCGTATCGGGTTCGGTCGCGCCCCGTGTATGCGGCGGTGGCGAGCACCGACCCGTCCGCGCCCGTGACGAGCAGGATACGGTTTTGGAAGGTGGGCATGTCGCCAGCACCTGAATACGAGTTGAGCATCACGCCAGCCACATAGTCGCCGGCAGGCAACGTATCGGACTGCCAGCTCGCATAGATGTTGCCGATCTGATTCGCCATGCCGTCCGTCGCATCAGGCGTGGTGACGAGCATTCCATCGCCCAGCGTGATGTCGCACTTGTTCCCTATCCACGTGTTGGCCGTGTTGTTGGCCGGTTTCGGATTGACGCACAGATTCCGTGATTCACGCATGACCATCCTCCTCTCCCTGTCGTGTCTGCAAGACGCGTATCTGCGCGGTGAGCACCGCATTCTGATACGCAAGCTGCGCGTTCTGCTCACGCAGCACTGCGATCAGCTCCTGAGCGGGTACCTCGATCATCGCTTCCTCCTTGCCTTAGATGAATATGACGTAGTTGACGCGGAACATGCCGGACACGGCCGAGGCGCACCACACGTACCATTGCCGTGTGCTCGACGCGTACCCGGCGCCCGTCAACGCCACGTTCTGCGCGTTGATGTCGCCGTTCGACACGAACACGGTCGGATGCCCCTCGTCGATGTCGATGCCGGTGATGGACGCCCATTGCGTCTCGGTGAACAACGTGTGGCGCGTCGACGACGCGGACGGCGTGATGACGGTGCTGCCCTGGAACATGCGCGGCATGCGGCACCCGTTGATCCTGACCGGCGTGCCATAGATGTTCACCCCGTTCGCGGGTGCGGGAGCGCCGATGCCGATACCCTCGCCGTCCGCGGACACGTCCATGATGAACCGTGCCGGGCCGATGGTCGTGTACCGGGTGACGGTCGCGTACTTGTCGGTCAGCGTGCAACGCAGCTGATACGAGCGGTCGATGTCGAACCCGTCGAACGTGGCCGTCGTCGTGTTCGTCCCGCTGCCGGACGTGGCCGACGCCTCAAACTCCGACCATGCGCCCGACGCGTCCTTGTACGCGAATCCGAGCGTCCTGCACGAATTCGACGCATCCGCGGACGCGTCCACGTTCCAGTCCGCCGTGAACCGCACCGACGTGCCCGACAAGTCCGGGTTGCCGTCCGCGTCCACACGCAGCGCCGAGAACGAACGGATATCCGGCGGTCTGGTGGCCAGCGCCCACACCGCGTACAGGGTCACGTCCCTGTCGGCCCCGTAGCGGCCTGCCGGCTGATAGTTCACCGCACCGTTGCGCACGGTGGACCATCCCCGGAACGTGTAGTTCGCCCTCGTGGGACGCGTCCCGCTCAGCGTGAGCACCTCGCCGTACCATTTCGTCTGCGCCCCGGGAGCGCCGCTGCCGCCGTTCGCGTCATACGTGACACGATGAGACGGCAGCGCGGGCACCGAGACGGTCATGGTCGCGCCGGACACGCCCGCCGCATAGCCGGTGACGCGAATCTCACCGCCGCACTGGATCGTCTGCACGCCCTTCGTCTTCGCTACGGTGAGCGTCTTCGTGGCCATGTTCACGTTCTGCCCGGAATTCACGCTCACCCCGGAACGGTCAACGTTCGCCCACTGCCCGTTCACGCCCGCGCTGCCACGTACCGTCAAACCGCTGTACCAGTAGCCGTTCACGGTCTGGATCGCCGCCGTGCACGAAATGGTCACGCTCGAGTTGTTCTGCGACGTGACCGCCGCATACATCTCGCAACGCCAATTACCCTGTACCGGCCCTGTAGGCATCACGCACCTCCGTTTCCGACATACTGCAACGACATGTGCCCGTTCTCACGCGGCATCCACGCGAAATTACCGATCCTGAGTGTGTTCATGACCTGCGCGTTGTTGATGTACAGCTGCTCGTTGCTCACGTAGGCCGCCGTCGTCTCACCCGCCTTGAACTCCAATCGGGTGCTGGTCAGCTGCATCCGGTACGCGGCCTCGTCCGTCATGTCGCCTATGGTCAGCCCGTTCGACGGGTCGAAGCTCATGTACTGTCGGCGCGCCTCGACCTCGGCGTTCAGCGCCTCGTTCGTCGCGTCGATACGACCGCCGATATCCATGAGCGCCGTATCCAGCCGCTCCTCGACCACCAGACCGGACACGCCAGTATCGATAGGCCCGTCCGTCAGGAAACTGATGACCGTCTCGCCGCCGCGAGTCACCGTGACCCCGCGCGAATCGATGGCGACACGGTTATCCGCATCCTCCGACGTGTAGAAGTTCGAACCGAGCACCTGCCCGCCCGTGACCTTCGCCGCCCTGATCTCCAGATTGCTCGACAGACCACCGTCCATGAGGATGTTGCCATCGTTGTCGAGCGTGAACGAAACGTTGCCGTCGGTGTCATAGGCGACCAGACCACCCGAGGTGAGCTTGAGTCCCTTCTTCTCCTCCGCGCTCGTCTGCAACGTGGGAGCCGTGATCGTCGCACCGCTGATGTCGCCGCCCGACTGCAATGCGCCCTTCAACGAGAGCACCCATTCGCCGTTCTTCTTGGCGAATGTGAGCGAGTCCATGAGGTTCATGCCGGACGAATTCCACTGCATGAGCGTAGAGCCGCCACTGTCCTTGATGACGATGTTCGAACCCTCGATCAGACCGGCCTTGAACTCGCCAGCATCGATCACCGGCGCGTGCAACGCACCATCCACGATATAGGCGTCACGCAATGTCACGCTGCCGTCCGAGGACAGCATCGTCACCGTCGCGTTCCCGCCAGCATCCTTCAGTACGAGTCCTTCGTCGTTCAGCACAATTCTCTCGTTCTGCGAGATGAACGTGCCGCCCTTCACGATCTTGCCGTACAGGGCCGTGGCGGCGATCGCGTCGGCGGTGACCGCACCTGCAGCGATCTTTTCCGCGGTGATCGCGTTCGCGGCGATCAGGCTGGCGACGATCGAACCGGAGGCGATGATATGCTCCGCGTACAGGATGTACGCGCTCCACCCGTCCCCGTTCCAAATCCACGTGTGACCGATCTCATCCGAATGGTCCACGAGCACCGATACGGACTTGTTCGGCTCGCCCTCCCAATACGTTTTGAGCTTGTCGGATGGTTGCAGCCACATGTCACCGGGCTTGAGCTTCGCCTTGATATCAGCGCTCGAAGCCGGGTCGGTCTTCTGGAAGAAGATTCGGTTCTTCGAGTCGGCGGTCGTGAACGCGAGGCTCGCAGAATCAGCCGCGTCGATGGCCTTCTGATCGGCTGCGACCGCCTTCGCGTCGGCGTTCGCAGCGGCCACGGCAGCAGCCTCAGCTGTCTTCTGAGCCTTGCTCGCGGCCAGTTCCAGCTCACGGATATGTGTGTAGTCGATCAGCGAGCAGTCATCGAAGTACGCGTCTACCGGACTCGCGAACTGGATGCACGCGCGAATCCACTTCACCCCTCCCGGCACGAGCACGATCTGCTCCGCACACGTCCACGTATCACCCGTGAACACCATATCAGTCACGGCAGCAGTGAACTCCTGCCAGTTCGCATCAGCCGGGTCGTCCGCGTTCGACCACTGCAACCGCAAGCCGCCACTATCAGCACCGCTGACCGCGGTCAACAGCTTGTACCACGCGGCGAACCGGTAGTACCGCCCCGTCGTCACCTGCACAGGATTCGTGCTCGCCAGCATCGCCGTACCACGGGACCCGTTCAGATACGCACGACACGACCCCGAACGAGACCACGCCGACCACTGCAACCACGCGGCACCCTCCACATCCGTCGTCCACCCCGTCGCACCATCCTCGAACCCTGGATTCACCAGCAGCTCCTGCGCATTCTGCCGCGCCGCATCCACAGCAGCCTGAGCGCTCGTAGCGGCCTGATCCGCCGCCACCGCAGTAGCGGATGCCTGAGTCGCCACCGACTGCGCATTATCGGCAGTGCTTTTCGCCGTGGCCGACGTGCTCTTGGCCTCGTCAGCAGCAGTCTTCGCCGTGTTCGCCGTCGTCGCCGCATTCGCCGCGGTCCGCACCGCGTCACGAGCCGAAGTCTCAGCCGCCTGAGACGCCTTATAGGCGGAATCAATCTGCACGTCAGTCCACGAGAAGGTCCCATTGGAATAGTCAACGCGATACGTGGTATACAGCTGCTTGTCACGGTCATATGCCGGTTCCGCCGTTCCCCAAGGCGATACCGGTGTCTGAGTGGTCGGCTTGTCCGGTTTGCTCAGCGACAGTGCGAAGTAGATAGTGACGGCAGTGATCGAGATGCCGGCCGCTCCCGTTGCTCCGGATGCTCCGGTATCTCCCTTATCTCCTTTCGGCCCCTGCGCGCCGGTGTCGCCCTTGTCTCCCTTATCTCCCTTATCTCCCTTCGGGCCTTGCGCGCCCGTAGCTCCGGCCGCACCTGCCGGCCCTTGCGCGCCGGCCGCACCAGTGTTGCCGGTGACAACGGTAGGGTCGCTTGTCACCGTAGTGTTGTTTCCCTTGCCGATGATGGTTCGCATCCACACATACGCGCCATCGGCAACCGTAGGAGTGCTCGTGCTCCACCCGGTCTCAGGAGCCGTGGTATTGGAAGAGGAGACCGCGTATTCCACCGTCACATTCGTGACCGTGTTACGCTTCGCGTCGGCAGCATTCGCCGCGGCCGTGTTCGCCGTCGAAATCGCCTGAGACGCCTGAGACATGGCACTGTTCGCCGTCGAAATCGCGGAGCCGGCCATGTTCTGCGCCGTATCCGACTTATTGCCGATGGTCGTTATCTGCGACGACTGAGCCAGAATATCCTGTTTCGCCTGAGCCACATCCGACTTCACGCCGTTGAGCACAGTACCCTGATTGGCGAGCTTGTCGTCCAAATCCTGCTGCGCCTTATCGGCAGCGGTCTTGTACCGGTCGAACTCCCTTCCCGCGTCCTCGATCGCAGACGCGTTTGAGTCCGCCTTGTCCTTCGCCTTCTGCGCGAGCGCCTGAGCCGCACTGGCAGCATCCTTATTCTCCGCGATATCCTGCTTGGCCTCGTTTATCGTCGTGTTGACGATAGTGATCTGCGTTGCCGTATCAGCCTTGGCCGCCTCGAGGATCGCATCACCCCGAGCATCCAGCTCCTCCTGACTGATACCTTCGAACAGCGGCGCCTGCTCACCCGTCTCCGGATCATACCGGTTGATGCCCGCCTCGGCGTCCTCGCCGACAAGAATGCCCTTACCGTCCGCATCCGCATAATACGCGGTACCCGAACGACGCGTCTGCAACGATTTCGCCGTGCGCATCGCACGCATCGCGAGCAGCAGCGGCACATCCTCCGCCTTAGGGCTGATGATCGGATGCTGAGCCATACGAAACCTCCAAAACACTCAGACGGAGGGATCCTCCATCACATCGAACACAAGCTCCACACGGTCGGACTCGTCACCGCTCATCTCCATGAGCCGAGTCCGATACGTCCCATCCGGCAACGGCGCATACCCCGAAATATGCAGGTCGAACAGCTCACCCGGCCAATACGACCCCAACGGCAGCAGCGGATTGCCCATATCATCGGCGTCATCCGCGTGCACGACACCCTTAATCTGCATGAGCGGACGACCGTTCGCCTTCAGTACGCTGCGCGCATGCGCAAGCAGCACATCATACGTGTCCGTATCCGAATCCGAATACGTCATCTCCACGAGCGGCCACGGATCATTCGATCGTTCCACCAAAGACAGGTCCTGCGCGAACGCGCACTTCTGCGCCTTGTCCTGCCCAGTCCCCGACGAATACACGCGCATCACGGGAGCGAGATGATCCACCGTCAGCTCGCCTATCGTGCCGCCAGCCGGATGATAGGCGAGCTGATGGATGACATGCTGTCCCAGATACTGTTCGGCGTCCGAACCGGCGACAAACCGGTAGCGCACATGCGTGCCGTCATCAGTCAGATACGGACGGAACTGCATATCCGGCCCCTCCAACACGTTCGACAGGTTATCGAACAGCTTCCGGCACGACAGATTCTGAATATCCCACGCCTCATACGCGCGGGCGCGTGAACCACGCTCCCCACGATACGACCAGTCAACAGGCATGTAGCCACCCGGCTTCGCCTGCGTGCACAAGTAGCCTATCTCGGACGCGATGCCACGATACGACATTCCGTCGAACCGTATCACGTCCGGCGATGTGTGGTTCGGACCCGCCGCATACCTGCCCTCACGCACCAGATAGCGCGACTCGAGCACGGACAATAGAGACTGCACCGCGAAACTCGTATCCTGCGCCGTGTCGTTACGCACGCCGATGACGCCGCCGACGATGGGACGTCCGAGCATCGCCGGCGGCATCGTCACATCCCTCCACAGGGACACGACACCACGCCGACCCGTCGCTACGTTCAGCCGTTTCCGCGCATAGTCGGCGCCTGGAATCTCAGTCCACGGCACCGTGAGCCCATCAGACTCATAGTCGCCGGCGTCTTTGTCCTTGCACGTGGCGAGCGACGAATCGGACACGCCCACCTTCCAACTGAACGCAGGCAGGTCGATGGGAGCACCCAGCTCGCCGCTCATCGCCTGATACAGGTAATGACGCCACGGCATACGCCCACCTCCTTAGCGGACAGGACCCTGATCGGTCACACGCAGCACGAAGCCCGGCAGCACGCCGCCATGGAACTTCACTCCAGCATTACCGTTGCCTTTCTTGACGATCACATCCACGTCATGCGTGCCACGACCGCATTCGGCACGGTCGGTCACATACTTGTCATCCCACGCCCCATAGCACGTGATGTAATGATTCATCCCGTACTGGCGTCCGTCGATACGGAACCCGACCATCAGCTCGCAGTACTTCTTGAAATCCAACGCGCCACCCGGCGGGTCGCATGCCGGATTGCACGTAAGCTCGAACCTGAGCATACGGTCAACGGGAATCATGATCTGCGTACGGCAGTACGACGTCCAATTCGTCGAATTGAACGTGAAATCATTGCTCAAACGCGTGAACCCGATCGTCCGACCATTCGTATACTTGGACACCGCATAGTCCACCGACCCATCAACTGTCACGTTCTGCGTGCTCGCCGCACCGGCAGGCACCCTGACCCGACGCACCAGCGTCGAATTAGGCGGCAACGACGGCGCGACCGGATTCGAGGCAGGCTCACCTTGCGTCACGCCTATCTCGACCGCGTTGCCGTGATCATACAGGTCGTCCTCCGCATGATACTCGATCTCATTGTTCGACCGGACCCACACGCAGTCGATACGCGGATTCGACGACGTGTTCGCCGAAACGACCGGCGACTGACCTCCCGGCCAGTACGCGAGCGTCATACCATCCGCCGTACTGCGCTGACACAACGCCACACCCTCCGTGACCTGATACGTCAGGTCGGCACGCCCACGCACATCCAACCCGTCGATGATGCCATCGCACTCGTATTCGGCGGCGATGATATGCCGATGCTCCATCGGCGTCAACCCCGCACCATCACGAGTCGCAGCAACTCCCAATGCACCCATGAGTTATCTCCTTACATGTAGGTGTCGTGCGCCGAACAATCGACGTACCCCCTGCCCATCGTCATCAACTCCACACGCAAATCACCGTGCGGCGGTACGGTCGGGAACCCACGGCTCCTCAAACCGGCGGAACAGTCAGCCCCATCAATACTCGCCCGTCGGGTACGCGCATCCAACAGGACAGGAACATCCCCGACAGATTCCCCGTATTCCAACGTGAGACCGGTTCCGGGGAACGACAGTTTGATACCGTGCTCGAGCGGACCATGCACGAGGAACTGCGGGAACGCAGGAGCACTGCCCGCATTGTGCAGCACGCCGGCGGTCATGTTGTCCGTCTCGGTGAACTCGAAATACGAGAGCGGATAATGCAATCCGCTCGTGCCGGCGTTCGTGTCCGTCACCAACACCGACACGGACTCGTTCGGATTCCCCTCCCAATACGTCAGAAGACGCGGCCCATAGCACAGTCCGACACCGGCCACGCCCTGCTCGTTGCACGTCAGCTGCAGCATGTGCGCATCGTACGAGAGGATCTGCGGGCGCGGACAGACGACCACCACCTGACCGGTCATCGTCTGCCAGTTCACATTCTGCGCGGTTTCGGCCACATCCAACGAGTCCACGTAGCCGCGGCACATATGGTCACGCTCACCGTCAATGACACGGACAGTCACCTCACGGCCAAGCAGCGCACGCAACGCGTCCTGCATGGCGAGCATCCGCTCGCGACCGTCCCACGATTGGGCGAGCAGACGGTACTGGATGGTGATCGTGCGCGCCGAATACAGTATCTCCGATTCAGCGATGTCATGAGCACCATTGCCGGCCTTGCGTTCGGTCAGATCGATCTTGGAGCCGGGCGTACCAAGCCAACCCTCGAGTCCGCGCAGAATACCCACACCAGCATCGGACGAACCATCCAACGTAACCGGTTCGTCCAACCCGTCGCCGTACAGCATCACAACGCTCATCCGTTATGCTCCCATCATGCTCGAGCCGACGAAACGAAGTTTCGCGGCGATGATGTCCGACTGGGTACGCGGAGACGCGGCACCGCGCATGTTGAACGTGTTGTACTGCGAATACTGGGGAGCCACCGCACGGTCACGAACCTCACGCACATACGGTTCGGCGGGAGACGCCTGAGCCGCGACCATGCCGCCATGCGCATAGCCTCGCGAATCGCCATACGAACCGTTGTTGATGGACTCGAGCAGGCCACGAAAACGACGTGCCTGAGCGGCCCTCACCACGAACTCACCATTCGACAGGCGGGCAGGAATGCTATCGGACGTGCCGGTTCCAGGACCGAACACCATACCGCCCGACGCCTTGGGAATCGTACCGCCGGCGACTTTTTCACCTTGCGACGTGTAGTAGGTCTTGACGGTGAAGGATTTGTCGCCGATCCGCATCTGCTGGATGCGGCCGATCTGCTGTTCGACCGCGGCCGCGCCGGTTGCGGTGATGGCGAAGCTCTTGTCGTTGATCTTCTGCTGCTGCACTTGCTTCACGGACTTCATCGCCTGTCCGTTGTTGCCGTAGATGTAGCCGGTTTTCGGATCGATCTTCCAGCCGTTCGATTCGGCCACATGCTTCCAGTAGTCATTGTCATTGCCCAATAGGAAGCCGGTTTTCGGGTCGATCGTCGCGCCGTTGGCGATCGCGAGCGCGATGTCGTACTGGTCCTTGTTGAGCATGAGCGTGCCGGTTTTCGGGTCGATCGTCGCGCCGGTGATTTCGGCGAGTGCCTGCATGGCTTGCTTGTTGTTGCCGTAGACCATGAATTGGCCGTTGGGCATGGATTGCAGGCGCAGTTTGGTGTCGTCGATCTTCTGGTTGGCTTCGGTGGTGTCGGCGTCGACGGTGGGGTCCGCGTTGGTCTGGTCGAGTTGTTCGAGGCCTTGTTTGAGTTCCTCGGCCTTGTCTCGGCTCAGGCCGAATTTGTCGGCGAGTTCGGCGGCTTTGTCGCGGTTGATGCCGGCGGCGACTGCGGCGTCGATGAAGGCGTCGCGGGCGCCGGCGAGGGCGTCTCCGGCGCGTTTGGTGGCGCCTTCCATGTCGCCGGTGGCTTGGCCTTCCTCGAGGATCTTCGTCGCGGTGTTCTGTGCCTGACCGGCGAGGTCGTAGAGTGCGGATTTCGCTTCTTCGCCTTTTTCCTGCATGCCGGCGAGGTAGTTGCCGTTTTCGTCGAGCACCTTGCCTTGTTTGGTGAGCTTGTCGACGGTTTCTCTGATGCTTTCGTCGAGCTGGACCTGCGCCTGTGCGGCGTTGAGCGTGGGGGTTTCCATGGAGAAGAGCGCGTCGATGAGGTCGTCGAGGGCGTCGGCGTATTCCTCGGCTGCGCTTTGGGATTCGTCCATGGCGCCGGTGAGTTCGTCGGTGCCGTCTGCGGCGTCCTTGGCGGCGTCGCCGGTCTGGTCGGCGGATGCGGCGAGTTCCTCGTTGGCTTTCTTGGCGGCGTCGGCTTTCTCGCTGGCGTCCTCGTAGGCGCCGGACAGGTCGTTGAGGTCGCTTTTGAGCAAGCGTGCGAGGTGGAATTCCTTGGTGTCGGAGTCGTATTTCGACCATTTGTCGATGACGCCGTTGATCTTGTCGAGCGCACCCTGGTCGCCTTGCGCGGCGCGCACGAATTCGCTCATGCTGATGCCGGCCTTGTCGAGCGCTCCGGAGAGGTTGTCGACGCCGCTCTTCCACCGGTCGTACCATCCGTAGTCGACTTCCTGTATCTGCTTGACCATTTTCTCGGACACGTTCGCGCCCGATTCGATGGCCGCCTCGAGCTCCTGTGTGCGCGCCTTGGCCTTCTGGACCTTTTCGGCGTAGCCGGCGAGCAACGTGCCGGCGATGCCCAGTGCTATGCCCCAGCCGCCGCCGAGCAGGCTCCATACGCCCTTGGAGATGTTGCCTAGACCGCTTGTCGCTGTCTGGGCGCGAGTCATGCCATTGGACATGAGCTCGGCGCCGCGCGCGTTCGTCACAAAAGACTTCGCCAGATCCGAGAAGCCTGCATTGAACTGCGGCAGCGCCGACTGTAGCCTCTGCACCGGGTCCCATACCAGTCCCATCGCCTGACCGAACCCGCTGGTGGAGTTCTTCAAATCGCCGAGGCCCTTGTGTAGGCCGGCGAACACGCCGATGAGCAGGCCGCCTTTGACGACCCACTGTTGGATGCTGGGGTCGAGGCTCGCGAACGCGTCGACGACGCCGGTGATGGACTGCACGATGTCGCGCAACGCGCCGTTCGCACCACTGCCCGTCTTGATGAGCGCCGTCTCAAGGGCGCCGGAGAGCTGCTCCATGTCGCCTTTGAGGTTGTCGGTCTTCGCGGCCGCCATCTCGGCCGCCACACCCGACTGGGAGACGGTCTGCGTCCACTCGGCGACACCATCCGCACCCGCCTCGTAGAGGGCGTTCGCGGCGCGCACCGCGTCAGCGCCGAAGATCGTCGCCATGGCGGCGTTGCGCTGCTCCTGCGTCAGGCCGCCCATCTGGCTCTTGAGCTGGCCGGCCAACGATTCGAGGCCGACGAATTCACCGGAGGCGTCATACGCGTTGATGCCAAGCTCCTCCAATGTGGCGGCGGCTTCCTTCGACGGATTCGCCAAACGCTGCAGCATGGACTTGAGGCTCGTGCCGGCATCCGAACCGATCATGCCCGTGTTCGCGAACAGTGCGAGCGCACCGGTCGTCTCCTCCATCGAGATGCCGAAGCTGTTGGCGACCAGACCAGCCTGCGACAATGCGTAGCCGAGATCCGCCGCGGAACCCTGTGCGGCCGCCGCGCCGGCCGCCAACGCGTCGGCGACCCTGCCCGCGTCCGAGCCCGTGAGATTGAACTGCGCGAGTGTGGAGCTCATGAGCTCCGCGGCATCGGCGACCTCCATGCCGTCGGACGCGGCGAGGTTCAACGCGCCGGACAGGCCGCCTGAGAGCACATCAGCGGTGCTCATGCCCGCCTTGGCCAGCTCGTTGATGGCCTGCGCGGATTGCGTGGCGTTGTAGACGGTGCTCTTGCCCGCGTCGAGCGCCGCGTTCTTGAGCGCGTCGAGTTCGTCGCCGGTCGCGCCGGTGTTGGCCTTGACCTCGCTCATCGCCTCGTCGAAGTCCGCGAACATCTTCACGCCGGCAACGCCGAACGCGAGCGACATGGCGCCGACGGCCATGCCTGTCTTCGTGGCCGCCGTCTCGAACTGCCGCACACGGTTCGTCGGTTTGACGATGGTCGTGGCGAGCTTTTCGGTCTGCGCGCTGGCGGCCTGCATCTTCGCCGAGTAGTCGGAGATGTTCGCGGTCAGGCGGACCATGATGTTCTCGTTAACGGCCATCATCAGCTCCTTCTATCTATCGTCGTGGGCGCAATCGTGTGGTCTGTGAGTGCGGCGCTTCGACGACGCCGCTTTTCACGTACTGCTGCATGGCGAACTCACGTGCCTGCGACGCGAAGCACACGTACACGTCGGCGCCGTCGAACATTTGTCTGAATCGGGTTTCGTCGTGGCAGATGGCTGGATCCATGCCGCACAACGGGCACACGTGCGTCTGCTCGTATCTCTCGAGGGCGAGCATCCACGTCTGCTCGCACTCGTCCCATTCGATCTCGTCGCCCATGCTCGGCGTCCATCCGCGGAACTGCTTGTAGCTGACGCCGAGCGTGCGTGCGGTGCGCAATGCCGCCAGCAGCATCGGGTCGGCGGCGATGCGGTCGGCGAGCCGCTCGAGGATTACGCTTTTGGGAGGGAGACCGCCGGAGTGTTGAGCCGTTGGATGACGGGGAGCATGGTCAGCAGCTGCGAGTCGGGCATCTGCCCGAGCAGGCCGGCCAATTCCGTGTCGGAGAACGCGATGGGTTCATCCGGCGTGGGCTTCATGTGCGCGCCGGTCGCCATGCGGGTCATGGCGTCGCGGATGACGCCGAACGTATCCTGTGCCGGCTCGCCGCTCTTCGGGTCGGTCGTGGTGTGTTCGGCGATGACCTGCTCCCACGAGCTGGCGTTCAGGCCCTGCAGGTCGATGACGAGCGTGCCGTCGTTCACCGTCCTCATGATGTCCTTGAGTTCGCTTCGCAGCTTCTTCGCCTCGTCGGCGCGCGCCGACAGTTCGCTTTCGGTCATGCCCGCGGCCGATGCGGATTCGAGGGTCTCGAGTCGTTTGGCGAGCACGCGTGACCGGTCGAGCGCGTCGAGGTCGGTGACCACGTCCACCTGCGCGGTCGGTCGTTTGATGGATGGCAGCATATGATCGTCTCCTGTATGGGAGGCCCGCCGCCGTATCATGGGCGGCGGGCCGCTGATCGATTATCGGTTGGCACCGGTCACTTGCCGGCGGTGCCGGCGGCCACGACCGCGGTCTCGTCCTGGGCGCCCGGACTCACGGAGAAGGTGATCTGGGAGAGCTGACGCTGGTTGACGGCGTGGGCGACCGGGGTCTTGATGCCGATCGTGACCGGCAGCACCGACACCTTCTGCCCGGCGGCGAACGGTTCGGCGGACGGCAGTCCTCGGCGGCGCACGAAATAGCCGGTCGTGCCACGCGTGAGCGTCTCGACGAGCTCGTTTCCCACCGCTTTGCCGTCCGCGTCGACGCGGTTGATGTTGTCGATGACACGCAGCGTCGTGTCCGTCCACGTCTCCTGCCCGGGGATCTGACCGACCTCGGCGCTGCCTTCGCGGTCATCGTCGATCATGTTCTGCCCGTGCGTGGCGGAGAAGCCGTCAGCGGTAAGCCACATCGACATGTCGAGCACGCCGGTGGTCAGTTCGGCCACGGTCGGCGCGCTGACGTCTTTAAGCGTGGGGACGAAAACGGTCTTGACCATGCCGTCTTCCAGCGAGGCGGAAACCTCTGTAGCCATAATGAATACCTCCAAAAAGGTTGTAGAGAACAAATCAAATACTGTGTTATTGAGAGCGGCCGGGAGAGCCTATGTCTCCCAGCCGACCGTCCATGTGAGCACACGCATGGAGAAGGGTGAACCCGTCATCGGCGACACCAATTCGGCCTGATACACGCCGGAATCACGGTCCGACACCAGGCAGCCCAATCCGTTGCCCGGATACGCGCCGTCGAGCACGGTCTGCAATCTGTCGCACACGATACCGATGGACTCGTCGTTCTCACCGACGACCCGAATATCCAGACGGCCCATGTGCGAGCAGGTGCGCAGGTTTTCGGTGCTGTCCCGGCCGGTCTCGCTGAACGAGACCACGACCCACGGCGGGGAGGCTCCCTGCGCGGGAACTCCCAGATAGGTGCGCCAGCCGGGTAGTTTCGGCACGAGCGCGAGCACCCGGTCACGGGCGTCAACGTATGCGACCATGTCAGTCCAATCCTTCCATGGCCTCACCGAGATACCGCTTCCACGTATCCAGCTCGGCCTCCGCATGCTCGTAGAACCGGTGACCGCCTCCGCCCTTCGACGTGCCGAAGAACGCGATGTTCGCCAATCCGCCGGCTTTCGCTTCCGGACCGATCTGGATGGTCACGGTCATCGGAGCCGACAGGAACGGCTCCTCATACTGGATGGGGATCCTTCGGATGCCCGCGTTCGACGAACCACGCAGGTCGGCCTGCACCGCCTTCTTGATGTTGACAGCGGCCTTCACGGTCGTCGCCCTCACCCTGCGGGCCTTCACGCTCGGCGCACTCCGTAGTTTGCCGGCGAACGCGCGCAACTGCGAGACGTCACTCATCATCAACCTCCGCTTCCGCAGGCATCTCGGACACGTTCCACCGGCGAGCCGTGGCCCACGTCTTCTCCGACTGCAGATTCACCAGTCTCAGGCGCCGCCCCACGAGGGACGGGTCGCGACTGTGCATGATGACGGCGATATCACCACTCACAGCGGTCTCCACCGTGACCGGCAGGTGCAGGTAGAGCGCCCAGACGGGCACGTTGCCGCCGACGTTCGTCGAATCACCCGCCGCCGACACGACCTGGGATGCGACACCGCCGGCGGTCTGCACCTTGCACCTACCCTCATAGACGAGCGCGGTCTCCGGCGCGGCCACTCCGGTCGTCCGGTCCACGATCATCCGCCCGGTCGGATGCACGATGCGACACTCGTCGGCCATGAGGGACTCGGCCATGCGCCGCCCGTCGGTCAGGACGTCTCCGACCCAGTCAGCGTCCACCATGGGAAACCATCTCCCTCATAGCCGTCGAAATCACCACGCGTCGTGCCTATGACGCCGACTCCGGCGATGACATTGCCCGCAGACGGGCGAACCGAGTCGAGGACGCTCTTCTCGTCCGCCGTCAGATACAGGCCGGACTGTTCGACCTTGCGGCCTCCACCGTCCATCGCGTCATCGATCTGCCGCGTCCACTGCGTCTCCGCGTTCGGATTCACGTAGTAGCGTGCCGCACACGACAGTGTCACGTCGGCGAGCTCCTCCGGCAACCCGGACGCGGGGACCTCGTCGCCGGCCCACGAACATGCCGTGTACCGGCGGATGAGATTCGACGCGGCACGCAGGATACGTTTGGCGCGCCTCACATCCTGCTCGTCGGTGATGGGTTCGCCAAGCCACTCGCCGAGTTCGTCAGGAGTGGCGAACGCTTCGAGCGACACGACTCATCACGCTCCGGTGCCGGCGGACGCGGTGGCCGGGATGATGAAACCGGCCGGATACTGCTTGCCCTTCGTGCCGATACGGGTCATCGGGTTCGCGACCGCGAAACCGACACGCATCACTACACGCATGATCTTCGAATCCTGCTGCATCGCGTTGTACACGATCTTGCCGGCCTTGTCGGAGATGACCCCCTCCTCGAAGATCTTGAACGTGATGTCCTGACGGACGCCGTACACGAACTTCGTCCAGTCCGCGGCGAGCAGCGTCGCCTTCGTGGCATCCCACGAACCGTTACGCACCGGATTGAGCGGCTGACCGTACAGCGTGTTCGGCTGTCCCTCGGCGAGCGGATTGCCGTAGATCGGCTGACCGTTCGCGTCACGCATGCCACGCAGCTTCCAGTCAAGCCCCGCCTGCGACGCGAAACCGTTCACGTCGAACCCTTCCTCGGCGATCTTGCCGGCAAGGTCGGTGACGTCCTTCGGCAGGTCGGCGGTTGCGGTGACCGTGTTGCCTGCGGCCTTCGCCGCCTTGAACACGTCATCGCCCCACGACGCCGGCTTGTCGACGCCGAACAGCGCGGCCTCGTCGACCTTCTTGCCGAACGCCTCGGCGATGAGCGGACGGATGGCGCCCCACAGGTCGATGTCCGCGTCCTCCACGACGGAATCCGGAATCGGGACGAGCACCGCAAGCTCCTCCGCGGTGATGGTCACGTCCTCCCAACCGGTCTTCGTGGTCTGCTTGAGGCCACCCTCGTCGACCCAGTACGCTTCAGGCAGGGTCGCCAGAACCGGCTGCGTTTTCTTCTTCTTGCTCATCGGCACCTTGCGGGCGCGCGTCATGATGACGGACGACTCCGGAAGTGTCTGGATGATCTCGGTGCTGTGTTCGTCCGGGATGAGATTGTCGCCCAGATCGGAACGTTTGATGACATCGGCGAAATTCTCGGCCATGATGTTTCCTTTCTATGTTTCAGTGTTTCGCCAGCGCGTCGCGAATCCAGTCGGTATGACGCGGCTTCGTCGGGTCGGTGCCACCGGACGGTCTGCGACGCAATGGGTTGATGTTGTCTTCCGGTCCGGCGGACGCCTTCGCCACATCGAACCTCGCCGCGAGCTTCGCGGCACGAGCGTTGAGCTCTTCGGGAGTGCCCGAACCGAGGAACTCCATGTCCCCATCCGTCAACTGCGGATATTTCGCACGGATCTGCGCGAGCGTCCGCTCCGCCTTGACCTGTTCGAGCTGTTCGCGGGCCTCGGCGAGGTCACGGTCGGCCTTCTCCTTGTCGGAAAGCCTCTCATCCTCATAGGCACGGTTCTTCTCCTTGAGACCCTTGTTCTCCTCGCGCAGATGCTGCACGAGGTTCCAGGCCTTCTCGGGGTCGAACCGTTCGCCCGCCTTCTCCCACGGAGACTGCTCCTTGTGATCCTCCGGATTCGTCTGCGTGCCGTCCTGCGACACGTCCGGCTTGTCCGGTTCGGTGGTGTTTTCCTCGGCCATACGGCCCTCCTTCACTACTCGCCCCGGCATCCTGTGCCAGGGCAACAAAAAACCCGCACACTGTGCGGGTTGAAAAATCTAGCTAGACGAACCGTTAAGGCAACTCGTCGTAATACGGAATCATTCCATAAACGGACTTGGGATCATCGTCCACAAGTCTTTTCAGAATTCTAGGTAGCTTCTTGGCGATTTCGGGATGATCTCCCCAAAGCGTATCCAGAATCCTAAGCACGGCATCATACGGCTCACCGACCTGCAGTGCATCCTCGGCAGTGGACTCTTGATAGATATCATCAGGCAACACGGAAATGCACTGATTGGCTATCTCATCCCAATCAGCGGTGTTTCCGCTCAGCTTTTCCGCCATCTCTGATACCTCTTGCTCAAATCGATTGCCTTTACTTCAATCGTACCATCTACGACATTGCGAATAACGCCTCTGCCGCCTTTCGGATATATCTGATCGATTACCAGTTTCCCTTCATATTGGTACGCCGCCACTTCAACTTGAACTCCGTCGATCACTGCCACATAGTACGAAAGACCATTAGGAGCTTTCGCGGGATTCCACCATTGTGGAGCACGAATCACCTCAGCTGCCGCGTCCATGACCTTCTTCTCATCCCATCCTTCGGGGAATTCGGTCTTGTTCAGACGGCCAGTACCATGCAGATGCCCGCCGCGACGGATGTTATCGGGCTCGCCATGAAGGACATGCCGTATGATGGCACGACTTGGATAGAAGGCTATGGAAGGCCAATGTTCCTTCGACTGATGCTGCTCATCCCCGATATGGTCTTCCATCTTCTCAATGAAGGCTTCCTGTAATCCTTTCGACTTGGCGCTCTCCATGCGGGCACGACGAGCGTCGTCGAAATCAGGATGGACGACTCGCGGCATCGTCACCCGCTTCGGCCTGCCCGCCTCCTTCTGCGCCTGACGCTTGAGCCATGCCTCGGGGCTACGTACCGCAGGCGAGTCACGGAAGGCACCGTTCTCGCGCATCAACGGCAGTACGTTGTCCCACGTGCGCTTCCCCTCGGGAACCTTCTCGGCGGCGCGATAGTATTCGTCGATCCAATGCTGCTCAAGCCCGGTCGGCTTCCAATCGCCGTACACGACCTCGACCGTGCACCCGCAATGCGCATGGTACTTCGTCCCGTCGGACTCACGCGACAACGCGCGCTGCTCGCTCGTGTATACGGGGCCGCGGGTCACGAGCATCGCACAGAACGCGCACGGGTCACCATCCGACACACGACGCCACCCGATCGCGCGAGGATCCCTGCGCGCCCACTCACGGATCGTCTCACGGCCACCCGTGAGCACCGCCTCATGAAACTGACCGAGAAAAATACTGCGAGCGTTCCGCCACACATCCTGCTCGCTCTCGCCACGCGCCAGATGCCACTTGATACCCGTCGCACCCAGCCAGCCAAGCTTCTTGCGCACACGGTACCTGCTGAAATCCGGCACCCGGATATCGACCGAGCGCCGCTCGCCGATGCTCGCCTCACGATACTTCGGCAGATAATCCAACGCGGTCATCACACCCAGATTGAACCACTTGTTCAACGTGGCCGACAACGCGTACTCGAACAACGCCTGCGTGCCGTCGAGATTATTCATGTCGAGCAGATCCCATGCACGGCGCGCTTCCGAATCAGCGGTGATCGCGAGCCTCACCTGGTCACGCCGATGCTTGTCCGTCAGGACCGCCGCCGCCCGGGTCAACGCCATAATCCGTCTCCTTCGGTTCGACCACGTCCAGCTGCGCCTGATAGGCGCGCACAGCGATATCGTCGGCGGTGGGATGCTCCCGCGCATACGCACGCCACATGTCAGCCTGCGCCTTCGTCACGTTCGGCAGCAGATCCCAGAGTTGTTCGGCGGGCACGCCGAGCATCTGGTGGGCCTTGCCCCACGCATCCACGGCCTGGCTGATCGTGCGCGTATCCGTATCCGCCCACACCGCCGTCAAGTCCATGTCCGCCGCATCATCCATACGCCCCTCGGCGGCGGCGCACAGACGCAGAGTATCCAGATGGGAGACGCCGAATGTCTTGCGACGCTCGTTGCGCTTCGCATAGAAGCCGGCACGTGACTCCTCGATGCCGGCGTCACCGACGTTGACCATCTTGCCGAACGCGGTCGCCGGAGTCTGCGACACGGCAGCCAGTTCGTCCACGTCCGCCTGATGTGAGTTCACGAGATTATCCAGATCGGTCTCGGAAAGCGTGCCGAACTGCACGCCCTCACCGCCGAACAGCATCGACCCCTGTTCGAGCTTCAGTTTCTTCTCTTCGCGTTCCTTCTCGTCCAGATCGCTCATGTCGAGATTCGTCGCGGTCTTCACCTTCCAGCTGTTGTAATGCTGCGCGACCATACGGTCGTAATCATCCTTGTTCAGTCGCTTCGCGACCGTGATGTACGGTTCGACCTCGCCCGGAGTCCTCCCCTGCAGGTCAATCTGGTTCGTGTACCGCACCACCGGACACACCGGCCTGCCGTTGCCGTCGCGCACGCCATGCTCGACGACCTCCGCGAACCCTACCGGCCCATGCCTGCTGTCGGACGTGAACCGCCAGATGTTCCACGCATCCCACACCTCGTACAGCGTGGACTCGTCACCCAGCTCGCACACCGTCAAAAACAGTTGCGGGAACACGTCACGGGCAGGGTCACGGTACACCGCCAACGACTCCATCGGACTCCAGCAGTCGATACGGGCCGAACCATCCTCGCCACGGCTCACCGCCGTATACGCGCTGCCATAGGCGATGGCGGAACGATGCAAACCGATCTGACGGGCACCCATACGATTGTTGTTCCACGGAGCCCAGAACCGCTTCGACCGTGAACCGTCCATATCACCCGGCATCTCCACACCGTCGAGATACAGCGTCTGCGCAAGCGTCGTGACGACCATCTGCAGCCACGGCGTCTGCGAAATATCACGCAACGCCCTATGCTCAGCCGTCGCCTTACGAGACAGACGGTTCTTCTCCGGCCTCCAACGCCACCAACCATCGATCTTCCTCAGCTGCGCATACTCGGAATCGTAGTCGGCGAGCAGATCCGCGAGCGCGTCGCGTGCTTCCTGTTCGCTGCCTAGTTCGCGGGGTTTGGTCACCATATGCGCCCCTTTCGTTTCGTGTTCATGTTCAGGTATTCGCGGCGTACCATGCGGGCGCCGATGGCGCACACGGCAAGGTCTATCTTGCGACGGCTTTCGCGGTGTTCCTTGGCGATGCTCATGCCGGCGCGGGTCGGCTGACGGCGTGCGTTGAGCATGTGGTTTCTCAGGCGTGCGTCCCCGTCGTGGGGGAAGTTCGCGTCGTGGATGTCCTCGTAGGCGACTGCGACCGCGTCCACGAACCGTTTCTGTACCATGTAGTCCACCATGTCGAACATGACCGCATGCCTGTCGCGACCCGATGGGCGCGCCCACACCTTCAGGCGGCGCGCATAGTCACGATGCCACTGGTCGAACAGACCATCCCAATAACGCTGTCCGGTCTCCGAGTCGAGCACATGTGACGGGTCGCCGTAGAACCCGACCACGTGATAGGTGCGGAACGCGTCACGAACCACGTCGTCGACCTTCTCGCGTGGCACGCGCCAGTCGGCGTTCTGCCTGCCGGCGGGGCGCTGCCACATGCCCAATGGTTTGACGAACCCGTCACTGACGCGGCATGCAACGATGCCGGTAGCGTCGTCGTTGAGCGAGCAGTCGGCGAACATGACGATCGTGTCACCGGGTTCGAGCATCAGATCGGGATTCTGGTTCGCGTCCCACTCCTGCGCGGTGACGAACGCGTCCTCGGGTGCGACGCACTGGTTGTACCATTTGCGGCGCGACTCGGATACGGGGTTCTTCGGGTTGATGATCTCCTTGACGATACGCTTCGGGCTCAGCCAGTCCGCGTCGCCGCGGATATCCTCCACGACCTGCGGAATGGTGTCCATGTCCATCGTCGTGTCCGGCGCCGCCTCGAGCGAATCGTACAGCAGACCGAAATCATGGTATCGGGGACGTTCGCCGTCATCGCCTTCAGGGTCGCCCTGCGTGCCTTCCCATGCCTCGCGTACGCGCTGCGCCACGGAATCCTCGCCGTCTCGGTACGCGTTGCAGATGTCGAGCATCTTCACGTTCACGGATTCCTCGCGCTTCGCGGCATTGCCGGACAGCACGCCGTCCATGTCGATGCCGCCATTGCTCGAGTTCCAGTTCTGCGTCTCGTTGCGGATGACCATCGTCGGACGCCCACCCTCGAGCGCCAGCGGACTCGATGTGACGGCTTCTATCTGCCGGCTGTCGCCGAGCGCCCACATGTTCAGCTTGCCGATCTGGATACCGTAGAACCGTCTGGTCTCGGCGGGAATCAGACCGGGCAGCAGCTTCATCGTGTTCTTCGTCTGCTCCTGCGACACGGCGCACACCTGCACCCACGCATTCGGTTCCTCACGACCCACCGGACTACCCGACGAGTCGAAATGGTCGAACGTAAGCGGCGCGAAACAGCTCGCGACCGCGCAGCCGGCGGCCAACGGGTCCTTGCCCCAGCCTTTCAGCCGTTGCAGCACGGCCGTGTCATGCAATGGCCTGCCGGTCTCGTCGAGCGCGTAATACCACAAAAGGAACCGCGCCTGCTCGTTCGTCCACTTCCACGGACCACCGGTCTTCGAATCCCTCAGCCAGTAGCCGCTCCATGCGAGCAGATCCCAGCCGAGCGTCCGCTCCGGCAGCACGAATCCGTGCGCGTCGCACCTCCATGTCGGCCCGATGCACTGCGGCATCGTATGCCAGGCGGGAGCTGGCTCACTCGTCAGCGTATCCCGGTACCAGTCGCGGATCTCCGCAAGCTCGTCGTCACGCGTGGTGAGCAGCATCGGCCCTGAACCGATGAGCCGAGCCATCCACGCTCACCTCCCGTCTATCCGTACTGCCTGCTCCATCGACTGTTCGCGACCGCACGCATCTGCGCCGCCCGGTTCCCGCTCTCGGTACCGGACGCCTGCTGTGCGAACTCGTCCGGAATATCCAAGCGCTTCACCAGATCGGCGAAGTGCCGTTCGTCGGCGCGCAGCTCGGTGAGCAGCGGATGCGCGACGAGCTGTCCACGCGACCCCTCCACCACGAGATCGCCGCCGATGACCCTGCGTTCCTTCGCGATACGGTCGAGCGTGAAGCATGCGGACGTGAGGATGCGCAGCTCCACGTCCGTGAACTCCACACGCGCGGTGAGCTCGTTCCAGAACTTCTGGCCGACGCCGCCCTTGCTCAGGCCACGCGGCAGATTCTGCCCATTCATGATGCACCTCCTACCCCAGACGTCGTGCGAAGTCGATGAGCCCGGTGATGTCCGCGAGCGCCCGTGTAGAAGCACGGTGTGCACGTCCGGTGACGGTCATGTACCGGTCGCGCGAATAGATCTCGATGTTCACGTCGTCCCTGCGGATGCGCACGCCGGGCATTGCAGCCGCGTGGCCCCAGATGTGCAGGCCGTCTCCGCTCGGTGAGATCTCGACGAACGTGGCTGGCGCGTAGGCGAGCAGCGCCTTCGCCCATGGTTTCAGATGGTTGCGCGAATCGTAGCAGTGGTCGAGGTCGATGCACGCGAACCCGTTGCCGAGCGCGAATCCGAGACCATCGCCGGTCCGGGACTCTTCGGCGGCGGGGAACGTGGTCCACGTGTCCGGGTCGGTGCTGCTCGCGGGAAGCCCGTCGACCTGTATGGGCAGTTTCGTACGTCTGCCGTCCCGTTCGATACTGCGCCAGCGCATCCACCGGTCGGCGAGCATCATCTCGTCGGGGATGTCGCGCAGTAGATTGCCCGTGCGGTCTCGTGATGCCGCTTTGCGGCAGGCTTGTCCGCAGTAGCGGCGGCGGCGTCCGCGCCCCGACTGTTCCGGCAGCGTCCTGCCGCAGTGTTCGCAATGGCTCATACCACCATTTTATTTCGTGACGCACGCTAAATCAAGCTGAGAACCGTTGAAATTCCAACGTTTCTAATTTCGTGACATCCGCTAATCCGGTTTTAGCGTGCGTCACGAAATTCACCGTACCCCAAACCGCGAACACCCCGAAAAGCACATTGGAAGCCCCTCAGAACGACGAACGGACAACAATCCGACAACCAACCCGAACCACCCGAAAAACCGGACCACGGCGCACGCATGACCGGAGCTGCTATCCGGCGGTTTCACCGAGATGCCGGAGGAGTCCCTCCCCGGGTGGGGGCCGGACGCCCCCACTGCTTCCGACCAGCGATTTCGGCGTAACCGAAATCGCCTGCGCTCTTCGCCTCTTGCGCTTTCCACGCCGGCGACGCCGCCAAGATTTCAAAACATTCCCGGGTTTTTCTCCTTCGGATGTTTCCGCTGCTGTTTTCTCCGCCTGTTCCTTTCGCTCGTCTCCTGCGCTGTCTTCATTCTATGACAGTTCGCGTTCAGCCATTGAAGATTCTCAAGTCTGTTGTCGTCGCCGGGAACGATATGATCGCAGTCGCTCCCCCATCCGTCACACAATGGACTGTGCTCCCGAGCCTCGCATCTGTTGCGCGCGCGATCGCGAACCTGCTTGCGAAGCGCGGCCCACTCACCCCCGGACAGGGGAAGACGGCCCCTGCGGTCGCTCGTATACCAGCTCATACCATCACCGCCATCCATCGCAGAAAAGATACGGGCCGTTCCGCCATGCTGCCTCATCGTCAGGAAACAACACTCAACATCCCGAAGGAAGCAACGACGAAGCGACGACGGCGCGACCCACACACCCCAGCCAATGCGCCATCGCACCCATCACCCGCCGCCTGGTATGCGCGTAAGCCGGACGGCCTCCGGACATACGCCGGCGGCATGGGGATGGAGCAGTGGGATATGACCACATTGGAGGGAAAGAGAGGACTCAGACCTCTGAGCCGTATCCAACGATCGAGTTACTCGTATCGCGAGATTAGTTCCATAATATGGTTCATTTCGAGAATGTCAAGTCACTCGCTTCTGATGTGCTTACCCCGGTTGCGTATCGCCATGAGCACTTCGCCTATGCGGTACACCGGTTGGCCATCGTCCTGCTCGCCGCACGGATGGATCCTGCCGCGCTTGACCCACGTCCGCATCGTATGCAGCGACACGTGGTATCCGCATGCGGTGAGCAGGTCGCGCAGATGACGCAGCGTATTCGCATGGTCCGAGAGGAGCAGCCGGTATTTGTGCGCTTCGGCGACGTCGTGCAGGTCCAGCATGCGGTCGCACATGCGGCACCGCATCGACCCCGACACGGAGGATGATTCGGCGATCCACACCCCCCAACCGCATTGTGGGCACACGCCCACATATTTGCGGCAGGAGGCGGGGTCGAGGAACCGGTCGAGCTGGACGCGTGCGCCGTCGAGCCAGGCGCATAGCCAGTCCACGTCCTCACGCTCCGCCAACGCATACGCGACGGTCTGCTTGTCCAGCTGCTCCCACACGTCACGCCCCACCACCAATCCGGCTGCGCGCACGAGCGTGAGCCCGAGGTCGCCGACGCAGTTGAGCAGGTCGTAGGCGGCGAGGTTGATGGGGCTCGGACATCCGGCACCACCACGACCATGCTGCATGTTGACCCGCTTGTCGGCGACGGCGCGCACATCGGGGATGAGCGCGCGCACCTGTCCGATACGCAGCTGGATGTGGTTCGCGGCTTCTGCGCTCACGCGTCCTCCTCTCCGAACAGCGGCACGTCGCGCGCTTCGCCCGGCATGAGGAACTCGGGCTTTGCCGCCTTGTTCCCGATGCCGTGCCCCGCGGCGATGATGTCACGCACTTCCTGTGGCGTGAGTTTGACGAGTCGTGCGATTTCGACGGTCCTGTATCCGTTGGCCGCCCATTTGCGGATCATCTCGACGATTCGAGCGGATGGCATAGCGTTCTTCCTTTCTACGTTTCAGAATCTGTGGTTGTCGGTGAACCAGCTCACGGCGAGCATGATGAGGCAGATGACGGCGAGCATGAGCAATGTCACGCCGTCCACATGCGGCCCATCAGCGCGAGGCAGTGCGACGCGGCCTCTTCCATGGCGTCCTGATACCCCTTGACGTAATCGTCGAGCGGCGCGTTGTCGCTGTACGCGCGACCGCTGCACCAGTCCGCGATCTCTTTGAGGTCGGTTTTGCGTTGGCTGACGTTGGTGGTCATGGGCGTTCCTCCCCGACGATCCCGTTGAGCGCGACGGGATACGCCTCCGGGTTGGCGTCGCTGACCCGCGGCCTATGCGAATCCGGCATGCGCACCGGCAACACCATCTCCCAGAAACGACGCTCCGCATCCGTCGGGGACACGTCGCGCACCCGCAGGCACGCATGCTGTACGAGCACGAGCGTGCTGTCCGTCATCGGCAACAGGCCCATGTCCACGGCATTCAGCTGCCGCGAATAGCGCAACGCCTTCTGCAGGTCGACGTAAGGGTTGCCTTTGAGCCGGTGCCTGAACACGTATTTGCACACGTTGCCGAGCATGTAGGTCATGTGCCTCGTGATCTGCCAGCATTCGACCCCGCCGCGTTCGTAGTGCGCGGGCGAATCGAGCATGTCATCATTCATGATTGGTTTCCTTCCTGTTGGTTGAACAGCAGCCGGCTCCACGGGTCGGCTGTCAATTGAATGTCCGAGCTGGACGGCAGGAACGACAACCCCTGCCGTCGGGCCTTACGATGCGGCGGCTTGTACGCGCGCCCGTCGATGACGCCCTGCGTGCAGTCGTGCGCGGCGAGGTATTGGCCGTCCGCATGCAGCCCGTGCACGCCACACACCTCGACCAGTCGGCACCCGTGCACACCGGGCACGAGTTCGGCAAGCGTGCGGTGCAGGATCAACGCGACAGGAAGTTCGACGGCTCCGAGCACAGGAGCATCCCACCTGCTCCACACGCCCTCCCGGTCCTCGACCACCCAACGGCCGCACGCGCACACGCACGCCACCAAACACGACGACCCTTTGGGCGCGACCAGACGCAGCCACGCCGGCTTGGACGGTTTCACCGCGCACCGCCAAGCTGACGCATGATCGACCGCCAGATCGTCGCCAACTCGCTTTCCGGCAGGCCGCTGACCCGACCGCGCGCATACAGGTCGTGCTCGATCCGGCCCAGATTATCGGGATGGTTCACGGCACGCCCGTACGCCCACGCATGCAGCTCCGTGTTGCGTCGCCCCTTCGGGATCGGGCTCATGTCCACCGGCGGCTCACCATCCCGGCACGTGGGAGCCTGTCCGAACTCGGCCACGCTCATCGGCACAGTGTGCTTCGCCGGCATGCGGAAGCTGCCCTGACCGCCCGTGGGCGTATCCACGTAGCCGTCATGCGCCGCCATCCACGTGAACCATGCGTCACTCAGTTCGGGAATCGGCCCGTCGGGCACGTCCACGATGCGATACTCGCCGATCGCGACCCGACTGCCCGGCCCGACCACATACCCCTTGCGCTCAAGACGCAGATCGATGGGCAGGCCGGCGGGATGCTCCTCGTCCTTGCCGGGATGCGACGCGTTGCGCAACACGCCCTCCCGCCCTGCCGGCAGCCGATAGTAGGCGTGCACGCCGCCGGACGGGGTACGCACGAGCAGTGTCTTCGGGAACGCCGACGACCCGTACACGCCGACCTGCGAGTTCGCCAGATGCCAACCCGTCTCGGAGCCATCCTCGGGCACGTCCATGTCGACCACGATCCACCCCTCACGCGGCACGACCGCATACGCGGCCGCATCCGGACGCTTCGACGTGTCCACGTTCGGCGACCCGCTCAACTGCTTCCAGTTGCGCGCGACCTTGAACTCGTCCGCCGGCACATAGTCGGCAGCGAAACCGAAATCAGCCGGAGACAACGCGTCCACGTCCTCGATCGGCTCCGGCACATCGGGCACCAGAGACTCATCCGTCTCCGATTCCATGACCGCACGCCGATACACGTCGAAGCGCGCCCGGTCAGCCACACGCACCACACGCTGCTTGCCTCCTGGCAACACGACGGAGTCTGCGTTCTTCAGGCCTAGCAACTGCAGCATGCCGTCATCGACCGCCTTGTGGAACTCCTTGCGGTATTCGCTGCGCGACGCGACCGGCTGCCCGTACTCACGCTCGTTGTCGACGATCGACGAGATCAGCCAATACATCTCATCCGAGATCGAACGCGCCGGCGACAGGTTCACCACACGCGGCGCATCCGACCTCTCCCACAGCATGCATGACGCGGCGAAGAATGCCGCCGGGTGCGCCTTCACGAACCGTTCGATGGCGTGATACTCGTCATACGAACGACCCTTGCTCGAATGGAACTCGACCTTGACGAAACGACGTACGTCCGACGTTTCGGAAGAATCCGCGAACGCCTGATTCGTGCACAATACGAGCGTCGCCGACGGCGTCACCTGCCTGTACCGGCCGCCGACCACACGCGCCTGCACCGGCGTGCCAGTGGACAGGCCACGCAGCATCGGCAGCATCGACTCGGACACGGCACCCGCCTCGTCGTCATACGCGAACGCCATACCGTCCATCGCGTCGTTCATCGACTCACGGGTCAGCGTGTACCCGCCCGGCTGGCAGTACTGGCTCACGCTGAACGCCGGAAACACCCGCTCCATGCCGAGCACGCCGCATACGGCACGGCTCATGATCAGCGTCTTGCCGTCGCCGCCATGACCGCTGAGCACATACGAGAGCTGCTTGAATGGTTCGAGCCACGGAGTCGCGAACATGCGCAGCAGATTCTCGGCGCTGTCCTCGCCAGCGGTCAACCATCGGCAGATGCGCTCCGCGTTGTGGACCACGTCGATGTTCATGCCCGTGTTCGGCAATGTCTGCGTGACCGCGAGGTCGGGTTCGTCCTCCAGCCGCATGATTGTGCCGTCGCGGCGCACCCACACGCATGGGTCGATGCGCACGCCGCGCTCGACACGTTTGAACCATTGTGCGCGTTTGGCCTCGCGCAGGATGGTGCTACTCATGGCGGGCAGTTCCCATGTGCTGCCCTTGACCGCGTACTCGTCCTCGATGCTCCTGACCGGGTGCCACGAGTTGAGGATGTAGCGATCGCCGTCGTGGTCGGTCTCGTCGCTGTCGCGCCGCCACAGCCGTCCGTCGGATGGGCAGTAGCGCAGGTGTCCTTCGCGCAGCTCCCAGATGGCTTTCTGGTAGCCGGCAGCGCATACCGGCTCCTTGGGGCCTTTCTTGCTGCGCTGGTAGGCGACGAGTTCGATGTTCGTGCCGGTGAGCGTGCGGATGACGGTCGTGTCGTTCGCCGGAGTGAACGTCTCGCACAGGTTCTCGAACACGTCCATGTACGCGGCGGGCAGGTACTGGGAAGGAATCGGCTGGTATCCGTACATGCTGAGCGTTCCTCTCGTGACATGCAGCAGGCACAGTTCAGTCCCACGTTGTAGCCCCTATACACAGAAGACCAATAAAATAACAAAAATCTATCTATCTTCTTTATGTAATGTGGGACTGTGGGACTAGTAGGCTAGAAGCATACTGCTACTTGGTATCTGTGATAGATGCAGGAAAGTGGGAGTACGTGGGAGTCCCTCCAAGTCGGAGAGACCCCCACGGGGGAATCCCACACTCTCCCACACGTGGTGTGTGGGAGCTTAGAAGTCGTCTTCGTCGCTGTTGGCGTTCAGGATGGCGTGCACCTGGCTGACGCTCAGCTGTGTGATGTTCGCGATCTGCTCGTCCGTCTGTCCTGCGGCGTGCAGTTGCGCGACGAGCGTCGTGTTGCCCGTCGGCAGCGCACCCGACGGGCGCGCCTGCGTCTGCATGGGCGTGGGTGTGGCGGCTCCGAACGCGTCCACGCTTGACCTGCTGGCGGGGATGATCTCGTACTCGTACACCTTCGGCGCCTGCGGCATCTTGCCTTTCTCGCCAAGCCCCTTGTAGGTGGCGCGGAACCGGTCGCCCGGCTTGGGGCTCTTGCCGCCGTTGCGTTTGACCGCGTCCTGATAGGCGCGGCGCTGGCCGCCCCATCCTTTGATCCAGATGCTGCGTTTGCCTTCGTCCGATTCGTCCTCCTGAGGCAGGTCGGTGTCGAGCACGATGTGCAGCTGGATCTTCGGCTGTCCCGAGTCCCAGTAGTCGAGTTCGTTGGTGATCTCGCCGTTCTTGAATTTGCGGACGCCTGCGGTCTCGATCTTCTCGACCGTTCCGACGATGCTCGTGCCGATCGTGGTGTCGGCGTTGAAGAAGGTTTTGGCGCCTGATGGGGCGCCGAATGCGTCGACGCTGCCGAAGTCGGGGGTCTGCTGGTTGTAGTCGCTCATTGGTTATTCTCCTTTGATGGTTGGGTTGGTTGGTTGGTAGTTTTCTTGTGGGATGGTGAGCATGGTTCGGGCAGGGTCCGGGAGTCGCTCGTATGCGGCGTCTGTGCGCTGTTTGAGCGCCGACTGGTAGTCGAGTCCGCGTATGAGCTCGTCGTCTGTCGGGTGCCAGTGCTTCGCAGTGTCCGAGCATGTGAAGCAGTGCTGCGGGTTGCGTGGCAGGCAGTCGATCCAGTCGTCCACCGTCGCGTTTCCGTATCCGGTGCGGAGCGTGTCGAGCAGGCAGAGCATGAGTCGTGCCCTGTTGAGCGCCCACATGCCGGGCTGCGGGTCGAATCCGGTCTCGTAGATGTATCCGCCATCGATGCTTTGCGCGTTCCGCGGCAGGTAGTAGATGCAGGAGTGTTCCACGGCGCCGTCCGTGAGGCGGTTCGTCATGCCTATGCCGTACAGGCTCGCCTGAATCCTGTACTGCTGGGATGGTCCGTCGCGTCGCACCGAGTCGAGGGTCGATTTGCCGACGATCTTCCAGTCGATGGTCGCCTTGTGGCGTCCGCTCCACAGGTCGATGCTGCCGCTCACCATGCGTCCTGGCCATATCTCGCCCACGTCCACGCGCGTCTCGGTCTCGAATTTGGTTTCGTCGCCGAACATGCGCTCGAACTGCGCGTGGACGCTGGTGCCGATGAACGGGAGCCATTTGATGTCCTGTTCGGCGGGTTTGCGTCCCATGAGTCGCTGTCCTAGGTGGTGCAGGCATTGGGTGCCGAGTTCGCTGGGGCCGATTTCGGTTTGGAGTGTGCGGGGCTGGTTGCGGATGTGTGCGGCGATGTGGAGGCGGATGTCGGGCCAGATGCGCGCGGTTTCGGGGCTCATCCATTCGGTTGGCCGGTGGATGCCGCCGTTGAGTGCTGCTTTGGCGATGGCCGCGTAGTCGACGCTCATGTTGGGGCTTCTCCTTCCTTCCGTTGTGTGGCGTGCTGTTGTTGTTCTGGTTCGCATTCGGCGCAGAGCGTGCGTCCGGATCTGGCGGTTGCGTCGGGCAGTCCGACGCCGCAGGCGCGGCAGTATGCGAATGGTTCGCGCAGGTCGGGTCTGCTGGTCGCCGGCTGGTATTCTCCGTAGGTCATGGGTGCTCCACGTCCTCGTCGTCTTCCTCGTTCGCTTCCAGCTCGTCCAGTACGCGGTCCGCGATGTCGTACACGTTGTCCACTGGGATCATGTACAGGTCGTTGCATGCGTCCGGGGAGACGTCGTATTCGTCGAACGCCGTGAGGAACGCTGCGCGGATGCGTCGGGTGAGCCGTGCGTGTTCGCTGATCGGATCGGTCATGACCACATGTCCTCCTTGTCAGACTTCTTGAGTCGTATCTGCGGTTTGCCGGTGCGCACGCATGCGGCGAGTGCGGGTTCTCCGATGAGTTTCGAGGCTTTGCCGTAGGCGAGTGGTTTCGTCTCGTATAGCCCCGGATACTGGTCCGGCGGGAACGCGGAGGTGAATTTCCTCGTGTCGAGTGTGCGGATGCCGTTGCTGACGGTCACCTGGTAGCCGCCCGCCCTGTGCACGCCTTCGCCGTGCTGTGCGATGATGGCCTGTTCGAGTTCGCCGATCTCCTCGTCGATCTGCTTCTTCTGTTCCTTGAGGGTCGCCAGGCGTCGTGCTTGGGCGGCGAACAGGAATTCGGCTCGTTGGTCGTCGCTCAGTTCGCTCGTGTCGGCGTCGGTGAGCGCGCTGACGAGGGTTTCTTCGGTTGCGGTGAGGTCGCTCATTGGTGGTGTTCTCCTTCTGGTTATTCGTCGATGATTTCTGCCGAGACGACGTCTGATTCGTCCAGGAGCGGCACGTCCTGTGCGGAAGGCCGCTTCGCCGCGTGTGCCGCGTCGTCGCGGAGCCACTGGTTGGGTTTGCGCAGCATAAGGTTGACTTCGCTGCTGATCTTGACGATGCGTTGGGCCAGGTCGGTGCTTTTGGATAGGACGCGCAGCTGGTTTGGCGTGAGCGGGCACTTGTCGTCATCCACCTTCTTACCGACCCGGCTCAGGTAGGTGGCTGCGGTGTCGAGCATCTTGGATGCGACCGGTACGAGGTCGGCCAACGCCCATGCGAGGTCTTCCTCGTTTTCGATGAGTGTGCCCTGCGTGGGTGGCATGGTGTTCTCGGTCATGTGTGCTTTCTCTTTCTGGTCGGGCGGAACAGGTGGTCCGCACAGTTGTTGATGGGGGTGATGTGGATGAGCGTGTGTGGCTCGTAGGGTGTGCCGTAGTAGGTGCAGGGGTCCTGTGAGCGTCTCCATCGCCATCCGTGTTCGGTTTGGATGCGGGAGTCGGGCAGGTAGCGTCGTCCGGTGATGATCTCTATCTGTTCGTCGTCCCGGTAGGCGATGCCGTTGAGTGCGTCGGTGCAGAGTTTGATGAGGTTGTCGCAGTCGGGTTTGCCTTTGCGTCTCATCCAGAATTCGCAGGTGACGATGATGCGGCATTCGTAAGGTGTGAACCCGGGGAACTCGTCACGGAAGAGTCGTTGGATGATGTGTTCGGCGTCGCGGGTTCTCTGTGGGGTGACGCCGTGCCCGTGGTAGACGCGTGGTCTTCCTTTGGCGACGGGGTCGCCGGGGATGAGGAGGGCGACGGGTTCGCGTATCGCTTGTTGTGGGTTGGTCACTCGTCTCCTTTGTTTCGGGTTTCGGGGTTCGGGTCGGTTGACGGTTCGGCGCATAGGATGCGCAGCGCGCATACTGCGCATGCGATGGCGAGGATGAGCATGCCGGCGGTGAAGAACGTGGAGACGCCTGCGGTTGGTGTGGTGGGGTGTGTGGCGAGTCCGACGAACAGGCCTGTGGCCAATACGCTGATCGTGTAGAGGACGGTGCGGGTGATGTCACTCATTGGGATCTCCTTCGGGGTGTTGCTGTTCCGACTCGTCGAGCCAGTTCATGGTGGTGGTGGTCATGTTCTGGATGGTGGTTTCGAGGTTGAGTCGTGACTGTTCGGACGCCTGCGGGTCGAGTGCGTCGGCGGCCTCGTTCAGCGCCTGCATGGGCGTCGCGCCGCCGTTCAGGGTCTTCGCGTGGTTGCGGAGGAACCTCGCATTGCTTGATTGCATGGTTTCGGCGACGCAGCGGACGATGTGGAGCACGTCCTCCTTGCGGATGCGTGGGGGTTCGCGCCATGTCATGCTTTTCGTGCTCATGTGCGGTCTCCCATGTATTCGTGGATGGATTGGACGCTGTAGAGGACGGTTTTGGTGCCGGGTAGTTTGCGGCTGCGGATCTTCCCGGCCCGTGCGAGTCGGCGCACGTATTCCTCGTCGCAGACGCCGAGCAGTTGGCAGGCGTCGCGCATGCGGACCGCTACCGGTTCGCACATGTACGTCGTCACCTGCGGAATGTCGGTTGCGGCGTTCATGAGGGAACCTCCTCGGTGTCGTCTCCGTTGGCTGCATGGTGGTCGGCGACGCTCTGCTCCCATTCGTGGAATGCGAGCCGGTAGCGGGCGAAGGCGACGTCCTCGCGTTCGCGCTCGAGTGGCGTGCTGTTGGTGTGGTCGACCATGCGCTTGCGGTAGTTATTCATCGAGATGCTCAGCATGCGGTCCTTCGCCATGCAGGCCGGGCATCCAGTCCAGCTGCCTGCGGTATGGGTAGCGGTAGTCATTTCGATCCCTCCTTAGGTACAGGTGCGTCCCTCGCGGATCGGGCCTCGGCAAGTGCCATGAGGTCCCAGAAGCTCATCCCCATCCTGTTCGCGGCGGTTTCGAGTTCCGCCACATTCCATGGGATATGTCCGTTCAGGCGGTTCCTGAGATTGCCGCGTGCGATCCCCAGAGTCTCTGCGAGTTGGCCTTTTGTTAGCTGGCTCGCTGCCGCTTCGGCTTCGATGGTCTGGTTGATTGCCTGAGTGGGTCGCATCTCGGCTCCTTCCTAGCTCATTTGAGCTATCTACAGTAAAACTCAAATGAGCTAAGAAGTCAACTCAATTGAGCTATACGGCGTGTCGCATGACACGGCAGGCGTGTCACATGGTTTGCGAAATGGCTCATTTGAGCTACATTTATGTGCATGGTACGAAACGAGGAACTGCCGGAAACCGGCAAAGTGACACGGCAGATTGCCACAGCAATACGTGCACGCATGTCCGAGCGCGGACTGACGCAGGCTGACGTCGGCGACGCAATAGGCCGCGCACAGTCATACGCATCGTTGCGCATCAAAGGCATGAAGCCGTGGAATGTCGATGAGCTTGAAATACTTTCCCCACTGCTCGGATACGACAACATATTCACGCTTATCAACAGCGCACGAGCGTCCGCGATCGCTCCCGTCACGGCCGCTGCCGATGATGCGAATACTGCGCTCACGGACGCGCACGCCGATGCTGATGTGCCTGACATGTCGGATTGGTCCGCGGACGAGCAGGCCGCATACATCGCCGCGCACCTGGAACAATTCGACATCGCCGCGAAGCATGGCGACATCGAACGCGAGCAGACCGCATACGAGGATCTGCCGTAAGAAGTCTTGGCCCCGTATCGTCGCGGGGTCTGCCGTGTCCATAAGGTCGCGGACAAATCAGGGCGCAGGCAGTTTGGGGCGTCGGTCATGAGAAGGAGAGAATGATGAGAAGGACAACGGCGGCGGCAGCCTGCATGATGGTGCCATTGCTCCTTATAGCGAACGGTTGCGGGGCCTCATCGGAGCCGGCATCACAACGCTTGCAGGAGGCATGGGTCGCTTGCAAGGCCAAAGGTGGAGAGGACGCGATCGAAAAGGACGAGAATGAGGAGACGATCGTGGTCAAGGGTGACGCCGACCCCACCGACGACGAGGCGGGCGCATGCATGCTTGACAACCTCCATACGTCCCGCAGGGCCGTCAGGAAGATCAAAGACATGCCGGACACTCCGGATGAGGTCTATTACACGAAGGATGACGGCATCTACTACCTGTGGTCACGGTTCGACGACGAAAGCATCCTGGCGTTCACGGACACGCTTCCGGACGAATTGGGCGACGCCGAGATAATCAGGAAATAGACGGACAAGGCCGCATATGTCGCCGCGCACCTGGAGCAGTTCGATGTCGCCGCGAAGAAGGGCGACGTGGACGCCGAGCAGCGCGAGTACGGGCAGGACGCATAGCGGGGACGGCGAAAGGTCCCATTTGGTAGAATTCGAGGGAATAGGGAAACAGGAAGGGAGTGGATATGTGTGAGGCTGAGGGGCCCGGCGTGCAGGCGCAGATCGTGCTGTACCAGCAGGATGGCAGGAACGTCCCGGTGGAGGTGACATACGAGGACGAGACGTTCTGGCTGTCGCAGAAGAAGATGTCCGAACTGTTCGACGTAACCCCGCAAAACATCACACTTCACCTGAAGGAGATCTACACATCCGGCGAGCTCTCCGAGACGACAACTCGTAAGGATTTCTTACAAGTTCGAAACGAAGGCGGCAGAACGGTTCGCCGGTCCATCCGCTTCTACAATCTCGACGCGATCATCGCGGTAGGCTACCGGGTCAACAGCATGCAGGCGACCAGGTTTCGGCAGTGGGCGACGGGCACGTTGCGCGAGTACATCGTCAAGGGATTCGTGCTCAACGACGACATGCTCAAGAACGGACGACCATTCGGACAGGACTACTTCGACGAGCTGCTCGCGCGCATCCGCGACATCCGGGCGAGCGAGCGGCGCGTATGGCTCAAAATCACCGATATATTCCAGGACGTCAGCTCCGACTACGACAAGGACAGCGACGTCGCACGCGAGTTCTACGCGACCATACAGAACAAGATGCATCACGCCGCCTCCGGACAGACCGCGGCCGAGATCATCAACAGCCGGGCCGACGCGAACAAGCCGCATATGGGACTGACCACATGGGACGGGGCGCCGGACGGACGCATCCATTCACGTGACGTGACCGTGGCGAAGAACTATCTCGACGAGGACGAGATGGATCGCCTCAACCGCATGGTGACCGGATTGCTCGACGTGCTGGAGATGCGCGCGATGAACCACTCGCTCACCTCGATGGCGCAATGCGTGACGCTCATCGACCAGTACATCTCGTTCACCGGCGGACAGGTGCTGACCGGCAACGGGCACGTGCGCAAGACGACCGCGGACAGGAAGGCGAAAGAGGAGTTCAGGAAGTTCAACGAGACCCAACTGAACGACTTCGAGAAACTGTCCCGGCACGCGAAGCAGCTCGGAAACGAATCCGTCTGACAAAGGAACACGACACGGACGATCTGATACTGCTCGCACGCGAGCATGGCGATGTGATGACCGCCTCGTTGGCGGAGCATGGGCTGATGGGCTGCTGGCTTCCCGTGCAACGGCTCATTCTGCTGGACAGCGGACTGACCCCGGTGCAGCGCAGATGCGTGCTGGCGCATGAGATAAGCCACGCGAGACACCACGACGGCGCATGCCGTCGCAACGGATGGGCGGAGCGCCGCGCGGATATGGAGGCCGCCAGGCTTCTGATCAATCCGATGGAGTACGCGACGCTCGAGCAGATCAACGACAACGCGTCGTGGATCGCGCACGAGCTCGACGTCATGCCATGGGTCATCAACGGGTACAGGGATTGGCTGCACGAGTCCGGCGTGGTCGTGCAGTGAAAGTTAAAGGCATCGAATCCGATGCCTTTAACGAACCAGCCGGAGAATCCGGATGGTCCAGTCGTCGACTACGCGACCGGACACCCCTCATCGTCGTGCAGACCGAGCAGTGCACTGTATTTTCGTTTCCATGAGGCCAGTCTACAGTCGCGTGAGCAGATCGGCGAGATGCTTCTTCGCCGCGGCCCGCTCCTGTTCGAGTCGTCCGATGCGCTCGTCCAGATCACGGATCATCGCCATGACCCCCTCCGGGGTGTCCGGTCGTACCATGCGTTCGCCCATCGCGTCCGCGAGCATGTCGCGACGCTCGTCGACCGCATGCTGGTACCTCATGGCCGTGTCCACGTCCGCGTGGCCCGCGCAGTCCATGATCTCGCGCAGCGTGGCACCCTCGCCAGCCAGCCACGTCAATGCGGTGTGGCGCAGGTCGTGATATCTGAGGTCCGGTCGTCCCGCGGCCCTGCGTGCGACGTCGTAGTAGCCTCGCAGGCTGTTCGGCGCGATCGGGATGCTCGTGTCGTGCTTCAGCGTGAACAGCCATGCGTCCGGGTCGGGGGCGACGAAGTCGTCCAGGAATCTGACGAGGTCGGGCATCAGCTGGCGCGGCAGGCGGATGTCGCGCTTCGAGCTGCTCGTCTTGAGCGGTCCCGTGACCGTGCTCATGGATTGCAGCCGTGTGCGGCGTACGTGCAGCGTGCGTGTCTCGAGGTCGATGTCCCCGCGCTGCAGCGCGCAGACCTCGCCGATCCTCAGTCCGTCGGCGAACACGGTCAGGTAGACAGCCATGCGGTAGCGTTCGGGCATGGCCTGATAGATCGCCTGCACCTCCTGCGGCGTGGCTGGACGTTCCAGCTCGTGCCCCCGCGGTTTGCTCGCCCCGTGCGTGAGCGGATAGTGCGCGAGGATCGGCGGCGTCCCGTCGGTGCCCGGCTGCGACGCCGATTTGAGCATGGCCCGCAACGGTTTGAACGCGTTGTACTTCGTCGCGTCGCCCACCTGCAGCCCATCGAGCCATCTGTCGACCATGCGCTGCGTGACGTCCACGAGGCGCACATGCCGGAAGGTGGGCAGCACGTGATGTTCCATGACGCGCCGCAGACCGGCTATCGTGGACTCCCTCAACCGTTGCCCGTCCTTCTTGCGTTTCTGGTCGAGCCAGATGGGCCAGTATTCGCCGACCGTGATCGTGCTGGCCGCCCGTTCGTGGCTGATCGCGCTGTCGGGCTGCCACAGTCCGGCGTCGATCCGCTTCCTTGCGTCATCGAGCCATGCCAGCGCCTGCGTCTCCTCCTCGGGCCTGAACGTCCTGGACTGGCGTTCGGGCAGGTCCGGCCACCGGTCGTACGCGTCCGGAGGCGTCGGATACGAAGCGGTCAGATACCTGACTTCGCCCTTGTACTTGCGGTGTTTGATGGTGCCGAACTTCCTGCGCGTCAT